TACTCGCAAACATTATCATCAATAGCTTTGATAAGCTTGATCAAATCATCGTTAGACACTTCACGAGCCAATGTGAAGGCTAGGTGGTCGAGGTCTAGTTCTACGGGGAGGGTGATTGTGTTCATTTGTTTTCAAGCTCCTTAACCAATTGAGCAAAAGTTAGGTCAAATACATCACCATCATAGTATTGAATTTTAGACCCATCTTCACTAACTTGATAAAAGTTATCTGATTCCATGTAACGAATCCAGTAATTACCATCTTTACAAGTAACTAAAGAAAATTCATTTTGAATTGCAAATGGTTTATTAAATTCACTCATCTCATTTCTCCTCTAAGAAGCCCTGTGCTTCCTTCTGTGTAAAGATTAGCACAGAGAAAATCTGTGTCAAGGGGTTTTATTCTGATTTCTGTTTATCCGCGCAGCCGGAACTGGCAAGGAATACGTCAATGGTACGCTGGTCAGGCCCACATAGCTGCCCACGAACATCAAGCAGTAGCCTTTTCGCTTCGGCTAGGCGTTGCTGGAGGGCTTCCACTTTTACGGTCAAGGCCATTTCGCCCCAGCTTCCATCTCCTTCTAGGGCAGATATCCGCCGATTCAACTCCGCCTCTCGCGCCAAGGCTTCATCACGCTGGGCGGCTAGGGCGTCGTAGTCAGATTCTAGAACCACCTTTTCTTGCAAAACCATCTCACCGCACTCAAATTGCAGGCGCGGCGGATAAACCGAATAACGCTTCGCTTCACTCATCATTCATTCTCCTGCTCTGTAATCAACTTATAAATCTCATGTGTACGATCACTGTATGCTTGATCAGAAGCACTGTCAAGATCTTCAAAGTAAGGGCTGACAGGCTCAATCATCCAAGCTGCAATTTGTTGCCTTACCGCTTGCTCAGAACCACATTCAACGCCATAAGTCAAGTCAGATCCACTCTCATCCCACCCTTGCTGGTACTCTTCGCACTCAAATACTCTGGTTGTACCAGCAATTGCCTTCTGAACTTTCAACAAATAATTCATAGATGACCCAATTCGTCAATGGTTCGGGAATTTAAAATGTCTCTAATCTTCTCAATCTTCCAACTGTCAAAATGTTGTTCTGCCAACCGTTTTTCAATTTGCTTTTCAATATGATCTTCAACACGTTTGAAGACATTTTCCAAATTAGCAAATTCCTGCCCATTAATTTTGACTGACAAATGGATGTTTTTAGGGTCCCAATTATCAGCTTTAACCAGATGGTTAAATTTGCTCTCACTGTTTGTATGAGTGTCTTGCTCGCTTGATGCGCAAGTAATTAAAAACCATCTTGCAAAGCTTTCGCGATCTTCCATCGAAATTTTCATAATTACTCTCCTATACCAAATTCAATTGAGCTAATGAATCCTGAATCTTTGATTTGCATCATACACGATATGCATGGGTAGCTGTCAAGTATTTTTCCTTGGCGGTTCACACGAGCCGTTATCAGCTTGCATCCTTTGGGGTTGTGTTTAGCAGCGCGAATAATGCATCTACATTCTGAATGCAAGTAAATTCTTGATTCGCTCATTCCAGCCTTGACAGAATAAGCTTTTTGTGTAGGGTGGCTACGTGAATATTCATTAGCTCCATGTGCAATCAACTTACCTTTATGATTTAGAATGCAGCTGTACACCCTTTCATAGCCTTTGACATAAGGAATTTGTGAGGCACGTTGAGCACACCACTGGATGTTCACTCAACAATCTCCTGTGGATATTTCTCAAACCCCACATCTTTAATATTCAACCAATATTCTTCACATTGCTGTGCTGCAATACATTCTTCCACGAAGTCCATCGCAGCCTCTGAGTAGGCGTAACGAGCCTCTTTAAGCGCTTGCTTTGCAACTATGCTGGCTGTCCCATTGCCTTCATCCAAGCTGCTGTTAGCCTGCCTGTAAGCCGCTTCACATTGCCTTAGATAGTTACGTTGGGCTAGTAGGAGTTTCATTTAAAATCTCCACATTCAATAATGTAATTGCCAAAGCAATTTTCATTGAACCATTCACGCTCAGCATCACTTAGCAAGTCTTCTAAGATTGTAGAAATAATTGACTGCTTGCTGATGCAACGATCCACCGCATATGTGACCTCAGCGATAATCTCTTCTTTACGTTCTAGACTAATCATACAACCTCCCCGACAGCTTTCTTAGCCAATTCTTCCAGCCTACTGCTGGCGTTTACGATATCGCCCTGCTCATTTATGGCCCGATCAATCAACTCAGATAATTCACCAGGCTTAGAGTCAGTATAACCCATTCTGATAAAAAATGTATTCCATTCGTCGCTCAACTGCTCATATGGTAGACGACAAGCATTTTCAAAAGCCTGCCAACGTAAAGCATCCTTTTTCAAGGATTTATTATTTACCGAAATCGAAACCTTTTTCATAAAACCTCACAATAATTTTTCTGTAATTCTTCCGTTGTCTAGGTCAGATTGCAGCTGATCAACCCGTAACCATAGCGCATCTTCTACATCTTTTCTGTACTCTGGTTTGTCCCTATATGAGTTAATCCTTTCAACTATAACCCGGATCTTTCCTTCTTGCCAAACAGCATGTGCCTCTTCAGGCGTTGCTTTGCTGCAAATACAATGGTAATTATAACCAGACCTGCCCATAACAGATGCAGTGAAACTATTTCTATTATGTGTCTTAGATACACCAAGTGGATACTCACCAATAGGTGAACTTCTATGTAAAAGCATGTTTATAGAAGTGTCAACAAAACAACACGCCTCTGGTGTGTATATCTTATTCCCAGGAATTAATAGATCTTTGTCCAAATTTAAGTCAGGATAAAATACCTGAGTATCCACCCAAGCTTTAAAATTACTGAACTTTAACCATTTCTCACAAACACCTACATCTTTGTATGCAGGATGTTTATCCTTATGTTTTTGGTAGCACGCTCTTTCAAGCATACCTCCCCATTTAGCATAAATTGGGCACTGCCAGACTACCCTCTTTTTACCACCAACCTTTTCTGATCTTGATGTTGGATAATCCGAATCATTAATCCCAACACCTTTAACCAATAACCAGGGGCGCTTGTTTTTCCATATGGCTTGTTTATATTCAAAAATCATAATAGTTGCCACTCCTCACTAAGTGAATCCCATGGAAGAGAGCTTGCGACTAGGAATTCTCGCCAAAGGTGTGCTTGAAGCTTGTCATCTGCTGCAGGGCGTTTTGATACTTTAGATACTGGTTTAGTCCTCATGAATAATCTCCAACTCGTCTTCTGAAAAATAACAATAATCTACAGGAGGGTTTGTGTAGGAAGTAAAACTAACAGTGTATGGTAATTTCGAGTCTACGATTTCAGTGAGAACACCTTCACTATGATTTGAGTACCAATTAGCAACAACTTTTACCTTATCGCCAACTTTCATATCATTTACTCTCCATTTCTTGAATCTTATTTAATAGATAAGTTCTTTCTACTGAAAGATCGTATATTTCATTATTCAAATGTCCAATAATATTAACGCCTTCGTAATATAGCTTTTCAAAATCAGGCTTAGTTTTTACCTGAACTTTAACAGGACATAAAGATTTGACGCATCGAGGACACTCTCCATACACATCACCTTCTGCATCATGAAAGTGGAATCCGCAGTCCTGGCAATTATTCCAACCGTGGCTCATATCACTTACTCTCCCAATTATTCAATCCAAATTCCCTTGACGCCTTGTACATAAGAACACCTAAGGATGTATTGTACATGATTACTTTACCAGAATCTGTTAATTCCCACGACTTCTCTTGTGTGTTCTTTGTGACAGAATAGCCTGCTGATGTCAAGGTATTTTTGATGTGGCTTGCGAAGGTGTGATTCACAATTTCACCTGTTTTATTTCTACAAGAATTACTTCGAAATTATCATCCAAAAACCAATCCTCACCATAAGCCTCTTCCAACAACTCACAGCAGCCTTGTTTGCTTTTATGGGCGCTGAACAGCATCACATCGTCATTCTGCTTGTGGTGGCCCATCTAGTATTTAGGTGACAACCCTTGTCCGTCTTTCATAGCTTATTATCCTCAATTAATTTCTCAAGTCGAGCTTTAAGCTCCCCAGATAAGCAAACTGCACCCGTTGCATACAAGTCATCAATACCTACCTGAACCAAGCCTATTAACTTGTCTACAGGGTCTTCAAGATATTCCTCTTGCTCCCAACCACACTTAGCACAATCACTCCCATCTACGAAATATTCACACATTGGGCACAAGATTCTACCAAAAGGATTATGAGCCATCACACCACCTCCACAAAGCGAACAGCGTGAACGTATGCACCATACTTCATGTCTTTACGATCAGCTGCATTTCGTGCAGTGTTACGAGTCTTGTAGGTGCCAACGATTGCTTGGGTTTGCTTGTTGATGACTTGGTACATGGTGGAATCCTCTAGGTTGTTTTACTTCAGTGAGATTATTATGGCAAAGAAAAAGCCACCTAGGAAATAGTATTTTTCAATACCTTCGCTAGGTGGCTATAGGAATTTTCTATTTTTTAAGGGTGTAGACATTTTTTGTGGTGATAATCGTCTTCCTCTCAAAGCCTTCGTCAACACTGATATCTGTCCATCCCCAGTCATCACTGACTACCACAGACACAGAGGCATAGCTTCCATCGACAGAGTTCTCAAGGTAGAAGGTACGCAAGACATCTCGCTTACAGCTTTCTTCCTCCATATCTATCTCTTGTTCTGGGTCGTAACCATTTTTGCCACACCATTCATCAAAATCGCTGTAATTTTCAAATGCAATAGTCATTTCTTGTTACTCCAAACTATCTGTCAGAAATAAAATAGCTTCGTCTTCTTCTGTAAATGTAAAGCAGTAATCACCATCGTCTGTGCAGTCAACAGTCCAAACACCATTGATTTCGGCAGGTGAACCGTACGTTGTGAAACCATAAGGTTCTCCTTGACTATCCATTGCATAAAAACGTTGACGAATTTTCAAATCTTTAATTTTTAGCATTAGCACTACTCTCCAATAACTTTACAATAACACACTGAATCTTAGCCTTCAATTGACTTTCAGGCATAGGTGGTGTGAGAAGCTGCATGATTTCTGTAGCTGCTTTCAGTGCTTTCTCGTCGATATTATTCATCTGTCTAGCCCTAAAATTAGCGATAGGTTTGTTTGCCTAGATTGAGCTTTTGGATCATCAAAGCATACAGAAAAAGGCTCTTTATAGTATTCACCCTCTGCATCATACCCCTCACCCACTTGAATAACACACACTTCAAGATTTTGATTCTGTTGCTCAAGCCATTTTATAAACTCTACAACTTTCATTATCCAACCTCCTCAATCACAAATTCATCTTGGGCATCATATAATCCTTTACTGCTGTCAAGGTAGGTACGTCCAAAATAGGTGTGCATATGCAGATTGAATGCATTTTTAGCTGCCCCCGTACCTGCCCATCCACATTTACTTCCGAACTTAATCAACTTACCTGTAGATACGTGCCGAATGACATATACACTTGTTTCATAAAATTGACGGCTCATTTTATATCTCCACATTCTATGATGTAACTACAAAAACAATTTTCTTGAAACCAATCTTGCTCATCTTTACTCAGAAGGTCTTCCAAGCAGACAGAAAGAGTTGATTGTTTATCAATACAACGGTTAACTGAATAGGCAATCTCAGCTATGATTTCTTCTTTACGTTCTTTAGTGATCATTTAAAACTCCTCATCTTTTTCAATAATAAATTCATCTTGCACCCAATATCCTAGACCAGCTTCTTCTAGTTTTTTAAATAATTCAAGGTCTTTGATGAAACGACCTAAAGATTCTTTATCAGCCTTAATATCAAAGAAGCGTGTGTCATCAACTTGGATGAAGTTGTCAGCATCTAGCGTGAAGCCGTATGATTTATTCATTTTAATTCCTTCGTGGATCGTGTTTATCGTTGGTTGTCATCATTATGCACAGAATCATAGTTGGATACAATAGAAAACATAGTAGAAAGAACATTATTTCTTAATCCAAAGATAACGTTGTGTCAAGTATAGGCAAATAAAGCCTCAGATGAATCCTGCGTAGAAGTCAATGTTCATTTCATACACTCATTTTACGTTGCATGATAGTGCCATCTGCTTCTTTCCAAGCTGCACCAACTGGAACGGGTAATGTGGAATTGAAGCGCTTTGTGTAGCTGAATCAAAGTCTAGCCCAAAGAAAAGCGCCCGTCAAGGCGCTTGTGTAAAAAATTACTCAATCTTTTCTGTGACCCACTCAGGAATGTTTTCATAATCTATTATATTAGAGTAGTTTACTTGGGGGTCAAACCACAGTGTTCCGGGGTCACAGTTATACAGTTCGTAACCTTGCACAAGGAAGTATTTTATAAGTTTTCTTTCTTCTTCTAAAGACTTTCGTTCATCAAGTCCTCTGTAGACTATGTGCACTGAAAAGGCTTTAGGTCCATAATCTGACAATGCAGTATTTAATTTTTATTATGACTTCTTCCTGATGTACAGTGTAGGAGTCTTTTTCCTTTACCCTTCCCTACATACACAGGCTCTTCGTTGACGTAACAGATATATACGTAATATCCATTGAGCTTAAATAACTCTTCCATCTCTTGCTTCGATAATTTCATTTCTTTTCTCTGGATTATTTATGGTTTTACTCCAGATCTAAGATTGTTGCTACGGTCACTGGTGTGTTGTTGTGTTACTTAACTATTTATACTTATAAGTTTTATACTTCCTAATCAGTTCAGGAAGAAATCTGGATAGAGCTACCCTATATATTCCCATACAGTTAAAAGATAAACATCATCTTCTGTTAACCCTTCGGCTAACACTGCTTAGAGAACATATAGGCTCACATCCGACCCTTCCTTCACTGCCCTATGAAAAGACATTGCTGTCCCTTCCTAATTCAGACGAGGTTAGATAGTTGCGTGTAGGCAACTCACAATACACCATAGGTAGAATATTGTGCTGGAGAAAGAATCAGGGCAAGCTGTCTTTCTTATCTGTCATTCTCCCCTTGTGCGGGAGCCAGTACGCCGATTCCAGATTACGAGCTACGGCTGTGTCTAGTACCATTCCTTTTACACGTTTTAATACAGAGCCAAGCGTTGTAGTCCCGACAAACTCTGTACGATCAATTCTAATTTCGTTGCCGTTAGAAGAACTGAACGACCACTATAGCAAAATAATGGTCGATATTGCAAGCTTTTATTGATGTTAAGTTTTTATCTATTGGGGTTTATTGATACCTAAATTGAATCAATCCTTATACAACCCCAAATGTTTCTTCCAAGGCTTTCTGAAATAATCTTCAATCTTCCCATTCAACTCAAGCCAAATGTATTTCATTTCTGTCCATTCTTGGCACTGACCTTTGAACAACACTTCTTGTCCAATATCTACATCGTCATCAGGCCCATCATATGTCCAGACTGCGGTGTATGCTACAGAAATCTTGAACACCACTTTCCATAAACCTTTAACTTCAAGGTAGTCAACACCAAAGGTGTTTAGATAGAAGTCCCATTGGATATAATCTATAATGTCATCCTCTACATTAAGCAAATCTCCAGCACACAGAGGGATTATTTTTATGGAATAATCTTCTTGGCGAAGAGGTGAACACCATACTTCTACGATTGCTTCGATCATACCAAAACCTCCTTGATTACAGTTTCATATTGCTTTACGTAATCTTTCATGCCACGGAGGTATTGACCGTCCTCACCAGCGTAACCAGAAGAACCACCCTCAAGATAGTGGAATGTTACGTGATCAATTTCAATAGATATTCTAGATACACCAGATTTGACTTCTGTTTCAGCCCGTAAGAAGCCTTTCCACCATCGTGATCTTTTCATTAATCAATCCTCAATCCCATCATCAAAATGCCTACGAATCAAATACTGCCTCCACTCTTCACTCACTTCATAATCTTTTTTATTCTCATTGTCAAAGAATCCAATAGCCCAACCACTACTAGACAGAATTCCACCTTCTCTAACAGACTTACCCCAAGATTCCTCTACATTCAGCACCTCACCTTGAACATATGTACTGGCAAGATAGCGTGATTTACTTAGAACAACAGAAGACCACTTCTTCCCTGAATGCAAGTGTGTAACGTACCAAGCTTTAAGGTTGTTCATTTATCTTCTCCCAACCAGACGACATCATATCTCGGACAGACATCAGAAAGCTTCTTAATGCTCAGATAATAGTCATTCATGCCACCAACCAACATAAACACACCATCAGAATTCATAATAATCATCTGTCCAATTGTCAGCTTGAATTTATGACCAGTTGATGCGTCGATTATCTTAAATTTCTTTTTAATTTTGTTCTCCAAGGAAATTTCCCATCCAACCACTTAGCATTATCCTTTAAGAAACCACCCCAAGGCAAGTGAATAGATTCCCCACACAAAATGCAAGTCTTCTCACAAGGACTGTGTGTCAATCCGTTGTTTCCTGAGACTCTGTAACAGCATTTGTGTGGAATGTGTTTAAAGATTTTCATTTATTCAGCACATCCAAAAAGACTTCATACCCAAGCATCTCCTCATTGACAGCATGCTCTTCAGCTTCCTTACGTGTCTTAAACACACCTTTATAGTGACCAGCAACCGAACACAGAATGTAGACTCTCATGGTGTTTCTCCTCATTAATTTCCCCCACTTTACATCCCACATACCTCTCTGTCAACCTCTTCCTCACACCTTTCTCAAAAATTCTTTGAAAATTCCCCTTGACTACCCCTCTCAGCAATGCTAATCTTGGCACATCGAAAGCAAATGTGTATAACGGAAGAGGGGATGAGATGAATGACTACGAGCTTGGCTACAAAGCATACATGGAGGAATTTGGCTATGATGCTAACCAGTCTGAGAAATGGAAACAAGGCTACATTAAAGCAGTTGAAGACGATTTGAACGAAATTTTTGGTAAGGAAACCCTTGACACCACCTTCTGATGTGGTACGATCTTGAGAAGGTTTAATAGAAATTAATTTAGGAGAGAAAAGATGCACCTAACAGAGCTTTGTGCTGAAGACGAGAGAATGTCAGAGGACTTTCTGTCAATTGCTAAAAATAAGAAGTATGTGGTCCAGTGTAAGACAAGTATTGGTTGGGTCACTGTTGAAAATCCTGAGTATAGGAATGGCGTTAGTTATCGCGTAATTCGAAAAGAGGAGAATAAGTAATGACCAAATCAGAAGCCCTAGAAACCATTAAATCTTTGCTAGAGGACAGTTTAGATTACTTCGACTATTTTGATAAAAGTCCAAATGAGGATGAACATGCTGATATCTATTGGGATATCAAAGATACAATTTCTACTATTGAAAAGAAACTAAAATGATTATTGATGTACAAAACCGTTTTGTACATTATTCAGCCGAAGAACTTATAGACTACGCAAATTCTGGGCTACTTTATGCAGGCAGCTATTGCCTGTCAGATTTAGTGGACAAAATAGCCTCTTATCCGAGCGTAGAGATGCTTAATACGCACGAAGAGGAGAAAGCTGAGGCATACCAAGAGGGCATTGATGAGGGGAGTCGTAGCTCTATTTCTGAGGCTATTTCACTGATTGAGGGGATGCGGTGATGGCAAACTTTTTAGCGGGTGTGGTAGTTGGGTGGTTCCTACTGGTTGGGATTCTTGGGTTGACTCCAAAACCAACACTTGATGCTGCCAAGAAAGCTATCAGTGAATGTGAGAAGAATTTGCCACGAAATGTTACGTGTGAATTGTATGCTAAGCCTAAAATGGGAGAAAAGTGATGAATAATCAACAAGTAAAGAATCTATTAGAGAAGTCTTTAGAAAAGTCAAAGAAAGCCACAGAAAGAGGTGGTGGTTATGATGTAGATAAACTTGTGACATTGGTTGAAATTATTATTGATATGCTTGAGATTGATTCTGCTAAGATAGTCTCGCCTACAAGATTTCCTTATGACAATTCCTGACATCTGTCTTTGTAAGGGAACAGGTTGCAATAGAAAACAATCTTGTGTAAGATTCCTCGCAGAACCAAAAGCGAAGAATCAGGCGTGGATTGTGGAGGCTGTGGCTATACCTGTGAAGAGTGAGTGTGGATTCTTTGCTCAGACGATTGAGGAAGTGGTTAGTAAGTAGATTGGGAGGGGATTGTTTTGAGTAGATCTAAGATGCCTGATGGAGAGCTTTTGTATCACGCTGCCTGCATTGGAGATGATTGCACATCTTCAGACGGGATGGCAGTGTATCAGAAGGAGATTGATGGTGAAAAAGTAAACGATGCCTATTGTTTCGTGTGTACTAATTACTTTAGTCATGCAGAACTTGAGGAAGTTGGAATTAAAATTAAAGAGGGGAGAAACAAGGTGTCAGAAGTCGTAGATTTTTCAGAGATTCAAACTATCCCTTTTCGGGGATGGAAAGAACGTGGTATTGGTCAACCAGTATCTGCTAAATACGGTGTTCATACAGAAATTGAAAATGAATTTGATGTAAAAGCCCGATACTACCCATCTACATCTGATGGTAAAATTGTAGGATTCAAAAAACGTTTGGCACCAAAGGATTTTGTAGGGATTGGAAGCACCAAAGCAACAAATGAGCTATTTGGTCAATCAGTATTTGAGGCTGGTCAAAAATATCTTGTTGTGGTAACCGGAGAAGAAGACGCCCTCGCGTTTGCACAAACCTTGTATTCAAAAAAAGATGGTGTGGAATATTGGACACCAGTTGTGAGTGTAACTTGTGGTGATGGCAGTATTATCAAACAATTTAAAGCGAATTTTGAATATATCAATAGTTTTTCTAAAGTAGTGTTGGCCTTTGACGGAGATGAATCAGCACAAAAGTACGTAGAAGAAGCTGCACGTCTATTAACTCCGGGCAAGGCATTCATTGCAAAGTTTCCACAAGGAATTAAAGATGCATCAGACATGCTTAAGGCTAACCGAGCATCTGAACTTAAGCAATTGTTTTGGAAAGCTGTTCCGTTTAGTCGAGTGGATGTTTTACACCTTAGTCAAATGTGGGAAGACTTTGAGTCTGAAGACAACAACGTAAAAATTCCTTTTCCCGCATCATGGTCACATCTTAACGAAATGATGAATGGTGGAATGGAAAAGGGTGAAATTACTCTAGTTGGGGCCTTGACCTCAATCGGTAAGAGTTCGATTATCAACAACGTCGTTTTTCACCTGATTGAAAACACACGTTTTAAAGTGGGGGCAATGTATCTCGAAGGCACTAAACGTGAGGTGGTTCGTGATCTCCTCTCACTTGACTCCGGCATGAATCTGCGCACAGTCAATCGAGATAACGTAGATATTAATGCGCTCAAGAGTCGCTTCTTTGAAAATCTTGCAAAGAAAGATCAGTTCGTGTATGTTGATCATCAAGGTAGCATTTCAACCGCTGAGATTTTTGATAAGTTGAGTTATCTTGCCAAGGCTGAGAATTGTGATGTAATCATTATTGATCCTGTTCAGGCCGGTGTTAACAGTAGTGACAATGGTGCGATCATTGAATTTATGGATACGCTTTTGAAATTTGCAAAAGAAACAGATACTTGCGTTATTGCAGTAAGCCATATGCGTAAGCCATCTGATGAGAATCCACACGCTGTTACTGAATATTCACTCATGGGTTCTTCAAGTCTGAATCAAATTGCATTTAATACAATTCTTTTGAGTCGGGATAAAATGAATGAATGCCCGATTAAAAAATCAGCTACTAAGCTTCAATTGGTAAAATGTCGCCGCACAGGTAATACGGGTGAAGCTGGATGGTTGCGATATGATCACAATACAACGCATTTGTTTGCAACATCTGATCCTTATGCAGAAGAAACACTTAGTCTTGAGTTGCCTTTAGTTGAGAATCTAGAAGTACCCGCACACATGGTTGACTTTTAAAATATTAAAATAAGGAGTGATTACTTTGAGTGGTAAAGGGGGACAAAGAAAATGGCATTCTGAGGACGGTAAACGAATCTGCTCTATATGTGAAATAGAAAAAGATTATAGTGAGTATTATCTTAGGGACAACGGAAGTCCTATGGGTAAACGATGCCGAGACTGTGTACTCGAACAGAATCGTCTAGATAGTATGGATGAAAAGAAAAGATCTTCTAGACTTAAGCGACAAAGGAAATATGCTGAAGATAATCGAGAGATAAACACCTTACGATTAAGGGATTATTACAAATCAAAATGGGGTAGAGCTAAATCAATGATGAAGACTGCAAAAAGAAGGTCTTCTAAATTTGATAGTGAAACTGACTTGACCGATGAGTACATCTTTGATATGCTCCAATCACAAGACACATGCTCAGTTACTGGAATCGCATTTGATTTTAATAGTGTAGAAGAATATAAATGCAACCCTTTTGCACCATCAATTGACCGAATAGATTCTTCTATAGGTTATTTGAAGTCAAATGTTAGACTTGTTATTTGGCAATACAATCTTATGAAAGGAGAAGTCAGTGATGATATCCTTTACGAAATCTGTAAGGAGATTGTGAATGCAAGAGAAGAAGTGGTTTGAAGGAATGTGGTGCTTTGATATTGAGACTTTTCCAAATACATTCACATTCGCTGTCGTCTACTCAAATGGTAAGGGGATGCGAGCTTTTGAGATCAGTGACAGAAAGAACGAAGTTGAGGAATTGTTAGAGTTTCTTCGAAAAGTTAAATCCTCGGGCCATAAACTTGTAGGATTTAACAATCTAAACTTTGACTATCCTGTCATTCACCATATCTTGCAGAAGGCTCGTAAGGTTCATGGTATAGATAAGAAGCTTAAGATCACAGCCAAAGAGTTGTTTGATGTAGCGCAGAAAACTATCAACTCAAACAAGGATAATAAGTTTGGGTCTGCTATCAAAGAAAAGGATGTGATTATCCCACAAGTGGATTTGTTCAAGATTCACCACTTTGATAACAAGGCTCGCTCAACATCTTTGAAGATGCTTGAATATAATATGCGTTCAAGCAACATTGAAGACCTACCTTATCCAGTAGGTGCTACTTTGTCTGATGCTGAAAAAGATAATTTGATCAAATACAACAAACATGATGTCATGGAGACACTTAAGTTCTATTGGTATTCTTATGAAAACCTAAAGCTTCGTGCTGATTTGACTGAACAGTTTGGTTTTGATTGCACCAATTTTAACGACACAAAAATTGGCAAAGAGCTATTTATCCGTACTCTTGAAAAAGAAGCGCCGGGAAGCTGTTACCTAAAAACTGAGTATGGTCGTGAAGTACGCCAGACTAAGCGTGATAAAATCATCATTAATGATTGTCTGTTCCCTTATATCAAGTTTGATCGCCCTGAGTTTCAAGCTGTACATAAGTGGTTTCAGACTCAAGTCATCACCGAGACTAAAGGAGTATTCAGTGATTTGATGGAACATCAACTTGGAGATGTAGCTAATTATGCTGAAATGGTTGTAAAGAAAAAGAAACTCTCTGATCCTATTGATAAAAAGAATAAGCGATATGTACCTTCTGAAGCTGTAATTGCGGAACGCCGTAAAGAACAACCTTTGGGATGGCTTGAAGAAAAAGAACTTAAAAGTCCGAAAGGAGCCAAGAGTTATTATTGGTGTTGGAATGTAGCTGAGACGCTGAATGTCTTGATTAATGGTTTTCGTTATGACTATGGTGTGGGTGGTATTCATGGAGCAACACAGGGAACCATTCGAAGCACTGATACTCGAAAAATACGAACGCTCGACGTTGCCAGTTATTACCCGAACATGGCAATTGCTAATGAGATATACCCTAAGCATTTGGGTAAAACGTTCTGTAAGGTGTATTCTGATCTGTATGAGCAGCGTAAGGCAACACCTAAAGGCTCAGCAGCAAACGCCGCTCTAAAGCTTGCGTTGAACGGCGTATATGGTGATAGCAACAATGAGTTCAGCCCCTTGCTTGATCCAGCCTATACAATGGCAATCACAATTGGTGGGCAGCTATCTTTGTGTATGCTCATGGAAAAGTTGATTGACAAATGCAATGCTCGCATTATTATGTGCAACACGGACGGCTTTGAGTACATTGTTGATGTTGATAAGTTTGATGAGGCTGATAAATGGGTAAAGTGGTGGGAGGATTTGACCAAGCTTCAAATGGAAGGCGATTCTTACAGTAAAATGTTTATCCGTGATGTGAATAATTACATCAGCATTACAGAGTCGGGTAAGATCAAGCTTAAAGGAGCCTATGAATACATGGACTTTGATAAGCTTGGATGGCATAAAAATCATTCAGCTATGGTTATTCCAATGGCTGTGAAAGCTCAGCTGGTTGATGGTGTTGATCATGAAGAATTTATTCGTCTGCATGAGAATAAGTTTGACTTTATGCTAAGAACGAAAGTCCCGAGAAGTAGTAGTTTGGTAATTGTGGAGGATGGTGAGGATGTACCACAGCAGAATATCTGCCGGTATTATCCAGCCAAAGAAGGTGGTAAATTAATTAAGCTTATGCCACCACTGGTTGAGGGTGGAGACATTCGCAGATTAGGTATTGATGCAGACTGGAATGTAAAAACGTGCAACAACATTAATGACTTCTCTTGGGGAGTTGACTATAAATATTACATTAATCAGGCAGCTAAACTTATTGAAGCTGTTTCGGAGGATGTAACTGACAAACAAGGTAAGAATTGTGAAAGAGTCTCAGATTCAGAATAGTATTATTGGACAGAAATTTAATCGTTTAACAATTACTGGAGAAGCACCCCATAAGGTATTCGCCAGTGGACGAAAGAGACAAGTAGAAGCCACTTGTGAATGTGGGAAAATAGGTATTTATGTTCTTGCGGCGATGAAAAATGGCAATACTAAGTCGTGTGGGTGTTATAATCTTGAGCGGATCAGTACTCATGGTATGCACAATACACGTCAGTACCAGACTTGGGCAGATATGAAAACCCGGTGCGATAACGTCAAGCATAAATGGTATCCTGAATATGGTGGTCGGGGTATTGGTTATGAAGAATCATGGACTTTCTTTGAATCTTTCTGGGAAGATATGAAAGAAACATATGAGGCTCATTTAACTCTTGATCGTATTGATAACGAGATTGGTTACTCAAAAGAGAATTGCCGATGGGCACCAGCAAATCTTCAAAATCATAATCAACGTAAGTCTAAAGGGTCAAATAATAAATATCTAGGTGTACGTGTAGACAATAAGTGTGATAGTATTGGCGCTAGAATTAAACGCGACGGTAGAAATGTTTATCTTGGAAGTTATTTGACTGAGGAAATTGCAGCCAAAGCTTATGATGATGCCTCTGAAATTATTTATGGTGATCGACCCAATAAAACAGACCCTGCTGAGGATGAAACTTTAATTCTTGTGAAAGAGAGATTAGATGGTATTGCCAACGGTATTAGCTTTAAAGCCACCGGCTCGAATTTCAAGAATGCCGTAATCACAGAAGAACAAGCTGTAGAAATTTACATTTTAGCTCACGAAGGCGTGTTGACACAGAAAGAAATTGCTGCTAAATTTGACCTGATTCAAAGTCAAGTTTCAGCGATTAAACGTGGAGCATCATGGGCACAAGCTACTAAAGAAATCCGAGAAACCACTTGACGCCCCACCCCAATCATGCAATACTACACACTGAAATAAACTGAGGAGAGAATGAAATGCAGCCGCATCAACAACGAGTTGTAGACGAACTATTTGAGCTTGAAGAAAAGCTAGATAAACTTCATACTTTTATTTCATCAGATAAATTTGATGAAATTGTAAATGATCCTGATGAATGTGGTCGTCTAATCTATCAGCGTCATTGTATGCAGCAGTATAGCTTTGCCCTAAAAGATCGTATCAAAAACTTTAAATAACCTGGAGAAACAATAATGAGCAAGAATGTAAAACTCACTTACACCGTAATGAACCGTGAAACTGGCAAAGTCTATAACATCTTCTCTGACCGAGAATCAGCACGCACTGAGAAGCGTGGATGGAAAGAAGTTGGTGAAGATGCTATTATTCTTCAATCACGTTATCAGCATGTCTATACACAGCAGGTGCGATAATGCCTTCAGTCAAAGTTACATCAACAGAGCTTCTTGGTGAAATGTCGTACACAACCACTTACGAGTTTTCATCGTTTGAGGATTTTCAGAAGTGGGAAAGCGATAAACAACAAGCTCTTGTGAACAATATCAGTAATATTTTTAACGTCAGTGTTCCAGAAGATTTCGATGAAGATCCTTTGAAGGATAATATTGCAAGTATTATGGACGCTGCTGTTAAGAAGAAAGAAACAAAGCATTGACATTGGATATGGATAGTGTATTATCTTTGTCCTTGAAGAATTCGCTAAAAACGAATAGGCAATAATGCCTGCAACAAATAGTCTCAACAAATATTGTGACTGAACTTTATACACAACTTAATAGAGAAAATTAAATGACTACTTCTGTAATTGTAAAGCAGCTTCCTAAGTCCGGCACTCTGGAAACCTTCAACGTTTATGTACTGAATGCCCCTGTGTTCTACGCTGCTGTACATACTCCAAAGACAAAGTACCAAAGCACAGATAAGGAGTTCAGCCTGACAGCGTTTGTTGACGAGGCGACTAAGGATAAATTGCTGGATGAGGTCATGTTGAATAAAGGCTTTGCTCTTGTAGGTAAGGACAAGACAACCAAGCCGCCACGTCGGGTGAAATACCCTTTGTCTTCGCAAGTTGAGGAAGGTAAGACCAACTACGATGTTGTAGAGGGTATGTATGGTTTTGGTCTGGCTAAGCCTGAGTTCTCGAAAAAGGGCAATGCCATGACTGTGAATGTAATTGACAAAGAAGGTCAAGCGTTCACACAAGACATTGGTAATGGCTCTGTCTGTACTCTGAAGCTGTTTGGCTACCGTAACCCGGAAGGGCAACTGACTGTTACTTTGGATACTGTTCAAGTGGTTGAACACGTCCCTTATGAGGGTAAGGGCTCTTCTGACGAAGTAGTTGATGATGTGTTGGGTAGCTACAAAGTGAAAAAGGTCGAAGCTAAGCCTGTTGAGGAGAAAGAAGAAGTTCCAACTCCAGTAGCTAAAACAAAAGCTAAAGCTTCTCCACAACCAGCACAAGACTTTGACAGCTTTGATGAAAATATTCCTTTCTGAGGTAGTATATGAAGTGTAAGAGTTGTGGTCTTGAAAAAGACCCTTCTCTTTTCTATACAAGCAACAAGTCTAAATGCAAGGAATGTGTGAAACTTGCTGTAAGTCAGAACAGGGAAGAAAATAAAGAGTACTATATGGAGTATGATCGTAATCGGCCTAATCAGGCAGAACGAAATCAGAAAAATATAGAACGTATAAATAAAGGTTATTCAGAAGATCCTGAATTCAGGCAAAAAATTCAAGATACAAAGAAAGCTTGGGCAGATAGAAATCAAGATAAACGTAAAGCACAATGGACATGTAAGAACGCTGTTAGGGACGGTAAAATAACTAAATTAGATGCTTGCGAACACTGCGGAACTTCTGAAAAGAAAATCCAAGGTCATCACTGGTCTTACTTACCTGAACACTGGCTTGACGTTATCTGGCTCTGTACAAGTTGTCATGGTAAAGAACATAAACGCTTAAATGAACTGGGACGTGATCCCGACAAACAAAATGAAGTGGAGAACTTAACATGAAAGAGAAACAAGCACTATTCGACCGCGCTTATCAACTTGAGCAAGAAATTTTGGTTCTGCAAGAAGACTTGAAAGAATTGAAGTCTGAGTTCACTTACGAAAAAGAATACAATTTTGATGGCTTCCCTAAAGAAGAAGTTAGTGATCTGATGAAAGCAGCTAAGGCGAAAGTCAAACAGGACGATCTTAAAGGTAAAGCTGAAGAATTAAATAAACTGCAAGAATTGCAGGATATGTATTCTAAGTGATTTGATTGCCCCGAAAGGGGCTTTCTTTTAAGAGGTGATAATGAAAACACCAACAACAGGAGTTCTTGACCTAGACCTCTATAAATATCATGCAGCAGCAGCCGGTGAGAAACGTTCGGTCCTAGTTACACATAAAGCCTCCGGTAGAGAAAAGGAGTATAAAACACGTACTGAATTTTATGGAGATTGGCGTAAGAAAGAAGGTGGTGCTCTTGCTGTAATTAACGAAGGGCGTACAAGTCCTTTTTTATGGGATGAGTTCAGCTACAATGATATTCAGCGTCCAGAACCAATTGAAAATATTCTTCACACTGCAAAGCTTATGGTTGAAAAAGATTTAGCTGCAAGTGGTGCTAAGAAATATAAAGCATTCCTAGGGAAAGGAGAAAGCTTTCGTGTTGAACTTTCTACGCTCCTTAAGTACAAAGACAGAGAACATTTGCTAAAACCGCTCGCTCTTGCTGAAGTGACAGATTATCTTGAAAAGAAGTTTAAGGCAGAAGTTGTCACAGAGATTGAGTGTGATGATGCTGTTGTGATGGAGTGCTACAAGAAACCTTCAAACTTTGCAATGATTGAAGATAAAGATTTCTGGGGATGTCCAATCAACGTGTGGGACCGGAACCAGCAAGAACGCGGTATTGTTAATTGTGATAAGTTTGGACATCTATTTTTAGATACCAAGAGTAAAGTGAGAGGTGAGGGTAGAATCTTTCTCCTTTTCCAAGTTGCTAGTCAAGATGATACAGACAATTACAAAGCTAATTGTTTTTCTAACACTAAGTGGGGTGATAAATCAGCCTACAAAGCGCTTGTAGATTGCAAGACAGACACTGAGGCTTGGCAAAAGCTTAAGGGTATTTTCCAATATCTTTATCCTGAGCAAAAGACTGTTTTAGGCTGGCGTGGAGATGAAATCTCCCTCACATGGGATTATGTGCTGAATGAGTGTTTCATGATGGCGAATATGGTGAAGATTGCCGGTGAGCAGATTAATGCTTATGATATGATGGATGAATATGGGGTGAAGTATGAGTGAGCCAATCTATCGACTAGCTGAACGAAACTGTTGGTGTAGAATTTGTGATAGTCAACTAACAAAACAAGAAGACAAAGCTGTGTTCTGGTATTCATCTGCAAACAGAGGTATGAACATTATAATTTGTCCTGATTGTGTTCGCTCTCTTTACGCCATGGTTAGGACTGAAGATGAGTGATAAATCACCATGGTTATCCCACCCGGAAATCTGGAAGAACTCTGTTGCATGGTTTACATACTTGCGTGGATGTTTACGAAAGGCCTGGTCCAATTCACCAGTGAAGCATAATCTGATTAAAAAGAAACGCTACCAAATCCCTAACCCAAATCCCAAGGGGAAGAAAGCAACAGTGTTTGGGTTTGACTGTGAGCTATGTGGAGGCACATACGTACTCTCTGAGGGCCAAGTAGACCACATCAACCCTGCCGGTAGCCTTCGCAAGACAAGTGATATACAAGGATTCGTAGAGCGTCTACTGTATGTTACTGAGGATGATCTTAGGCTAATCTGTAAAGGGTGCAACTCAGCCTTAAGCCATGCTGACAAGATGGGTCTATCTTTTGAAGAATCTGTCAGAGAAAAGAAAGCGATTGCTTTGCAGAAGGATAAAAAGGACTTGCAGTGGTTAAAAGATCGTGGTATCGTACCACAGTCAAGCCAAGCTAAACGCAGATTGCAAATAATCGAGGTATTAAAGAATGAGTGATTTTGATATTACACAACTTTATCAAAAATTCATTGAAGTGGACAGGGAACTAAAACTTTTGCGTGAGGAAGTGGGACATATTAAGCTCAATCAAAATATTCTTTTCAAACCTACCATGGTAAAATTAAGTGGGGATATTGATTACCTTGACGATAAGCCTCTACAATGGCCAAATGAATCTTATAAAGACTACCTGAAACGTATTGGAGAGTATAATGAGGCTTCAGCATTTGAAGATGACACTAAATAAAATCTACATTTACACAGCAACTCAGCTCGCTTATGAGCTTGGTCATATTGCTCAATACTACACGTTCTTTTATGTTGCACTAAAACAGTGGGGATTGCTGTGATGACTAATGTAGTTATGTTTCCTAAAGCTGCTGTCTCAAATACATCTGCCAACATGTCTACAATGGATTTAGAATGGTGGAAAGGTAAGAATGAAAAGATATCTCAGGAGTTTAGTCTGTACGACGCACACAAGAAACAAGTGATTATGGATGAAGTGCTGAGCATGTCTGATACGATGTATGAGATGATCATTGATTTGCGCAAACAATTGGGGAAGAGTGTATGAGTGATTGGCATAATGATGCATATCTATTGAAGGAACAAGGGCTTTCCTCACGAGCAATTGGTAAGATGCTTGGTAAGGGGAAATCTACTATTAATGATCTATTTAGTAAAGTTAAAAAACAAGACTTAAATTTGCACGCTCCTGATGTTAAAGGCCCTAAGATTCTCTTTATCGACATTGAGACAAAGCCTATCCTTGCTCATGTTTGGCGGCTGTTTGATCAGAATGTTGGACTCAATCAGATTCAAGAGGACTGGTCAATATTGTCATACTGCTGCAAATGGAAAGGGTCTGATGAAGTAATCTATGAAGACCTTCAAGGCTCGGACGATTTTGAAGACGACAGTAAGCTTCTTGGTAATCTCTGGAAGTTGCTGAATGAAGCTGATGTGGTTGTTGGTCAAAACAGCAAAAGGTTTGATACCAAGAAAATTGCAGCCCGTCTAGTATTGAATGGTTACCCTAAACCCAGCACCTACCGTCAAATTGATACACTTAATATTGCCAAGGCTCAGTTTGGTTTCACCTCAAACCGCTTGGCCTACTTAACAGATAAACTCTGCACTACGCATAAGAAGCTTGAGCACGGTAAGTTTGCAGGACACCACCTCTGGGCCGAGTGTATGAAGAATAACCCAGAAGCTTGGGCCGAGATGAAGTTATATAATGTGAATGATGTACTCAGCCTTGAAGAGTTGTACGATCTGCTCAGTAGTTGGGACAACACCCTACCCAACTTTGATGTGTATGTAGATGAGATTCTTGACATGGACGTGTGGGAGAAAGATGGTTTCCACTATTCCAATGTCGGCAAGTATCAACGCTACCGTAATAAAATTACTGGTGTTCAACGCCGTTCTCGTGTAAACTTGCTGCCTAAAGAAAAGCGTGACAGTTTATTGTCTAACATTGCAAGTTGACAGCATTAAGCAAGGATGCTATTATTTTTAGCCTGAACTCAATTAATAGAGGACGTATAAATGGAAAATGACGTAGTAAATTCACCAAAACATTACATGCTTGTTGATGGTTTTGAAGTAAAAGATCTGATGAAACTTTTGCTAGATCGTATCGAAAAAAGTGATGTGGCTTTCAGCCATTTTCAAAGCTCATGCTACAAAGAAGCTATGCAATATTTTTTGCGGTTTATGCTAAAAAATGGTCTTGAAGATTTGGAAAAAGGTCAGTATTATATTGATGAGGTGATTAAACAATGGCAAGAAAAACTAGAGTAGGGGAGACAAGAAACTTACTTACATGTGTTTCTGAGGAGAATATTAATAATATCTGGTTTCTTCATTGTACATGTGAGTGCGGTCAGTGTAAGACAATAAAAGTTGGTGATTTTGGAAAGACCCAATCCTGTGGTTGTTTATTACTACTAGCTATTGGGTCTTCAAAACATAGGCTTAGTAAAACAACTTGGTCGTCTATGAGAAAACGTTGTAATTTTGATTGGCACCATGCATATAAAAACTACGGTGGACGTGGAATTAAGGTAAAAGAGCGTTGGAATAATCTAGAATTTGGTTTTGAAAACTTTTTAGAGGATATGGGTTATCGCCCCTCAAACGAAATGTCTTTGGACCGGATTGATGTGAATGATGATTACTATAAAGAAAATTGTCGTTGGGCAGATAGGAAAACACAATCCAATAATAGGAGAACTAACATTGTTTTAGAGCTTGATGGTGAAACTAAAACCCTAAGCGAGTGGTGTGAAGTTTTTGGAAAAAGTATTCAAATGATAAGCCATAGAGTATATAAACTAGGTATGTCCTATGAACAAGCTTTAAAAACGCCTAAATTGAAGAATAGAGGTAAAAACAAACCTAAAGGGCAAGCCTTATGACAATTTACATAGCTTCCCCCTACTCAATCAATGCAGATGCACAACTCAGGCAAGAACGCTATGAATACGCATTGATGAAGTCGATTGAATTTACGCTAAAAGGTTTGCCTGTGTTTTCGCCCATTGTACATTCTCATCCAATGTCTCTAGCGGCAAACATGCCTTGTACATTCGATTTCTGGAAAGATTTAGATTGCTTGTACATTGATAGTTGTGATCAAATGTATGTGCTGATGATGGAAGGTTGGAAAGAGTCTATTGGCGTGCAGTTTGAGATTCAATATGCAAAAAGCAAAGGAATTCCAATCACATATGTTGAGTGTTTAGACAGTCCTGTGTACAATGCCTTAGTTGCAGCATAAATTAAAATAGAAAATTAGGAGAGACTTTGAAAAGCTTGGTAGAGTTTTACAACAACGTAAAAGAATTCAATCAAAAGGTTGGAAATAAGTTCCAAGAGTTTGACACACTAGATTGGTGGCGAGCAATGGAGAACCAATCAAACTTAATGGTAGAAGAAAGTAATGAAGGCTTGGAAGCCGCAAAGATCAATGATTCAGTTGAAAGTCTTGATGCTGTTTGTGATGAATTCTTTGTATGGGCCTGGAAAGCTGCTATGCTGGAGAAGGCAGGGTTTGATGTACAAGGTGCCCTACAAGCTGTCTGCGACAACAACGCCACTAAGCACTACGATAGCTACTACCTTGCTGTAGAGACTAAGGAGATGCTTGAGAAGAAGTTTGAAGATGAAGTGTTTATTGAGACTTCTGTAGTGAATGGTGTTCCTTTTTACAGTGTAAAGAATAGTAAGGGTAAGACGTTGAAGCCTGTCAATTTCAAGTCTGTAGAGCTAAAGGAGTTTGTACCTAAATGAGCTTTGACTTTATCAAGTGCCGTGTGATCGGTGTAACTCAACCTGTAGTAGAAGATATCCCAGATAGTGAAGGTATTATCTCATATTCAGCCCGAGTTTCATCTCCCCAGAACCAGAGTAATTTTGATACAGCAGCAAAGCTTCTTAAGTATTGTGTAGAACATCAACACTATTCAGTGTTTGAAACATGTAACATTACAATGGAAATTGAGTGTCCACGAGACATTGCACGACAAGTATTGCGGCATCGTAGTTTTAGTTTTCAAGAGTTCAGTCAGCGCTATGCGGAGAGTACAGACTTTGTAAAGCGTGAATGCCGAATGCAGGATTTGAAGAATCGTCAGAACAGCATTAAAATTGACGATGAAGATGTTAAATCTTGGTGGGATGCTGCACAACAAGATACACTCAACCTAATTGAGGACTTATATGTTGCTGCACTTCAGATGGGTATTGCTAAGGAAGTAGCTCGTGTTATCTTGCCAGAAGGTCTTACAATGAGTAAGATGTATATGAATGGTACGGTTCGTAGTTGGCTGCACTATGTGAGCTTACGCGAGGCCAACGGAAGCCAGCTTGAACATCAAGACTTAGCTGTCAAATGCAAAGCAGAAGTGGTAAAATACTTTCCGTTTCTAAAAGAAGTAATGGAGAAATAAAATGAACACAGTCAACATGACACGCGGCGAATACTTGAATGAACTTGTCCTACTTTACAAAGCCCGAACAGATATGAATGGTGATCAGGCTCGTAAGTATGTGCTAGATGCTGCTGATGAGTTTCTCTCTTTGTATGACCTTGATGTAGGCGTACAAGAAGCTTTTATTGAAGATACTATGACGTGGGTGAATTGATATGATTGGGCACACATTAAGTATTAGTGATCTTCTACTAATTGATAATTTTAAAACTGCTTTTGGCAACAACGATAAAGTCGCAATTGAAAAGATTCTTTTTGAGAACGGACTAGATGTTGCTGAACCGTATACATTGGAATATTCTAAGCATCGTAATCTTCGTGGTAACATCGTTAGTTGTGAGCGTTATGTAGGCGAGGAACGTCAAGATCGTAGTTGGCTGACAAGTGGGGCTGCATCATGGGAAGCGGTGGTAGAATCCTGTGACTTAGACCTTCGAATTCAGCTTAAGACAATGGGTCGTAATTATAGTAATAGCGAGCATATTTGCTCTGAACTTCAGAAGCACGCAAATAAATAAGGGGAATTAAGTGGGTATTAAAAAGTTTGAAGATCAGCCATCATATATCAATGATTTCTCAAATGCTTTGCTTGATGGTTTTTACCTCAAACAAGGAGAGACATTCAATGATGCAATCGCACGAGCCTCAGAAGCTTTTTGCTATGGTGACTATGAATTAGCACAGCGTATCTACGAAGCGGCCCACAAAGGCTGGTTCATGTTCGCAAGCCCAGTCCTGAGTAATGCACCTGTTGGTAAGTGGAGCTACATTGGAGATGTTTTTGGGGACAACACCCAATGGAATCATAAATGGATGTGGGAAGGTGAAGTTTCTCCTGCAATGCCTATTAGCTGCTTTGCTCTTGAAGTGCCAGATAGCATTAAGGGACAAATGGAAGCTAACGTAGAGCTTGCTGCGCTGTCTGTAGCTGGTGGTGGCGTAGGGCTTCATAATAGTATTCGTGCAACTACTGATAAAGCACCCGGTCCAATTCCTTACATGAAGACTATGGACGCCATTATTGGATACTACAAGCAAGGTAAAACACGTCGTGGTGCTTGTGCATACTATATGGACGTGAGCCACCCTGATATTATTGAGCATATTAAGTTCCGTATCCCATCAGGTGGTGACAGTGCTCGTAAGGCAGATAACCGTGTTCAGTTCCACCACGCTGTAAATATTACAGATAAGTTCACACAAGCTGTTTTGGCAGATGATGATTTTGAGTTGGTGTGTCCTCACACAAAAGAAGTAAAAGATGTTGTTAAAGCGCGGATGATTTGGGAAGAAATTCTTGAGGCTCGTGCATTGCAAGGTGAACCGTATCTGTTCAAGATCGATGCTGCAAATCGTACTTTGCCACAAACACAAAAGGATAAAGGGCTTAAGATCCAGGGAAGCAACATCTGTATTGAAGTGTCACTGCCTACAAATGAAGAGCGAACCTTTGTATGCTGCCTTAGTAGCCTAAACCTTGCTAAATATGATGCATGGAAAGACACTACTTTGGTAGAAGACTTGACGCGTTTCCTTGACAACGTGCTTCAATACTTTATTGACAATGCACCAGGAGAGCTAAAGAAAGCTGTTTATTCAGCTAAGATGGAACGAGCAATTGGGATCGGGACACTCTCTTGGCACTACTATCTCCAGTCCAAAGGCATTCCAATGGAAGGTGGTGGATTTGGTAGTGCTATTCAAGAGACGCATAAGATTTATAAGTTGATTAAAGACAAAGCCTTATCTGAGAGCCGTAAGCTTGCAGTGGAGCGTGGTGAGCCTTCAGACATGATTGGCTCCGGCCTTCGTAACTCTGCATTAATGGCTATTGCCCCTAATAGTAACAACGCTGTTATCTTAGGTGAAAGTCCAAGTATTGAACCTGTAAGTGGTAATGCCTACAGTCACTCAACCCGCGCTGGGACATTCACTGTAAAGAATCCGCATTTGGGTAAGAAGTTGGCAGAGTATGCTCAGAAGCTTGGTATTGCAGCAGATAAGGTTGGAGGTTGGGTAGAAGACCAGTGGAAGTTTATTGCTAAGGACAACGGCAGTGTGCAAAGTCTTGAGTATATGTCTGATAAAGACAAGCTTGTGTTTAAGACAGGTGCCGAGATTGACCAACATTGGATTATCGAGCAATCAGATGCTCGTGCCCAATATGTCTGCCAAAGCCAGAGCTTGAACACTTTCTATCCTGCTGGTTGTGATCGCGGCTACTTTAACTCTGTACACCTGAAATTCTTGCTTGCACCGTACTCTAAAAGTATGTACTATGCTCGCATGGAACGCGGTATCAATGCTGACGTTGCTAAAGAGATTGAACGCAAGGCTATCACGGACTGGACACCAGAGGTTGGTGAGGAATGTGCAGCGTGCAGTGGCTGAAACTTAATTAAGGAGAGATGATGAGCCTCACAGAATACAGCGAGATTTATTCGCCTAAATACCACAGCTTGGTAGAGATTAATATCAAGCATGAAAAAGTGCATTGGTATGAGCACGAAGCAAAGCTTAACACTGATGTTGAACAGTGGAAGAATGGTAAGATTTTACCTGAAGAGAAGAATCTTACATCTAACATCTTCCGTCTGTTCACTCAATCAGATGTGAACGTTGGTCAAGGCTACTACGATAAGATTATTCCTTACATCAAGAATAATGAAGCTCGTGCAATGTTGGGGAGCTTCGCTGCAAGGGAGGGGACACATACGCGAGCGTATGCTTTGTTCTCAGATACAATGGGTTTTGGACAAAGCTTTTACCATGAGTTTCTTGATTATGCAGAGATGAAAGAAAAGCATGAGTACATGATTGAGAATATTGGTAAGAGTCACACAGACTTTGCAAAATATTTAGCTAAACAGACATTGATGGAAGGTGTGAGTCTTTTTGCATCCTTTGCTATCCTGCTGAACTTTGATCGGTTGGGCAAGTTGCCTGGAATGTGTGATATTGTTCGGTGGAGCATGGTAGATGAGTCAATCCATGTGGAAGGTAATACAGCACTATTCCGTATCTTCCTGGACGAGCACCCCCGCATCGTTACGGATGAGTTTAAAAAGGATATTTACTCTTCTGCACGAGAGTTGGTGAAACTCGAAGATGCGTTTGTTGACCGCATCTTTAAAATGGGTGGAGTTAGTAATCTCTTGAAAGAGGACGTTAAAAAGTATGTGCGGTATGTAGCTGATTACCGTCTTCAGCAGTTGGGTTTCAAGAAGAATTGGAACGTAAAAGAAAATCCACTACCTTGGATTGATGCGATGATGGGTAAGACGTTTGGTTCATTCTTTGAACGAAGTATTGTTGAGTATGCCAAAGCTAATTTGGCAGGCAGCTTTTCAACAGCTTATGATATGTACCAACAAGCTTAAAATAAAATTTGACATCCTTTTGGGCTGTGTTATCCTAGGACACATGAGGCAGGCATGCTTCGGTGTCCTTTTCTTTACCTAGGAGAAACACAATGAACATCAAAGAATTACTATCAACGGGCGAGTATCAATTTAAAGTTTATCGAGAACCAGTACGAGGAAGAAGCTTGCTTGTCCTTCAGAAGAAAGTTGGTGGTGTATGGTTCGACGTTCAACCAGAAGATCTGATGAGCTTCATTCTATGATCCTCCTACTCCTAATCCCAGCTTTCGTACTATTCATCTTTATCCTCATTCACACTTGGGAGAAATAACCTTGACAACCTCTGAGACTCTCGCTCACATTCGCATGAGCATTCGCCTTATTGAGCAATCCTTTAACCTCACCCACATGGACTTTCGCTACGGATATGCCCTAGGCCAAGCATCCTTTGCAGTGATGCAGGGAATTATTGGGCAAGACGACTACAAAGAGCTTCAAGACGAGGCTAAGAGTGTTGCTGATGCTTTCAAAGAAAAATTCAACAAATCTCTTGACAGCAATCTGTCTGTAGCCTAAGATTGGTTTACACACAAACAAATTGGAGATACAAAAATGAAAACAACACTTCGCGTAGACTATGGCCGTATGGACCCAACTGAACGTTTGGAGTTCTTGAGAAATGGTATTGTGGACGACAAATATGTGCTCAAGAGAACCTTGCAAGAGGTGCAGCCAAATTCTTTGCTGGAACACATTGACAAGCTTGTGGAGGAATTCAACCAGTTTCCTGAAGATAAGCAAAAAGAATTGATGGCATCGCTATGAAATTCATTGATATGCTAGCTGTACTGTTCTTGCTAATTGTAGTGCTTGTCTTAGGTCATGCATGGATTTCGTATAAGGCTGATAAAGTGGCTGACTTAAATGGGCAATATGATTTGAGAACTAATGTTAAGAAAGATGTTGTTGACAAGAAGGCTCAGATTCAGTATAAACCTACATTTGAAAGTGCAGCTAAACACACGGAGTAATTACTATGGCTCGGCCTGAAGGAATGTCAGCTTCACAGTGGGATTGCTATGTGGCACGAAAGCTTAATGCTAAAGCCAACAACGCGAAAGATCGTGGTATTGAATTCAATCTCTCATTTCAAGCTATGAAGAATTTGCTGTCAGCTAACAAATGCTACTACACAGGTATTGTTCTCAGTAAGCCAGATGCGGGTGCCCAGAAAGCTAACGATTTGACTATTGATCGAATTGATTGCACAAAGGGTTATGTTCGTGGTAATGTGGTAGCCTGTTCTTATGCTGCGAACCAACTTAAAGCTCAGTTTGAGAGTGCTGGTCTTGTTGGTCTTAAAGCGGGTGAAAATGTGTTCAAGAAATCTATTAAACGAATCAAGGAGATGAAAGGTGAGTAATAAGGCATTTTGGTTTTGGATGGTTTTGAACACAGCTTTCGTATTTCTGGCAGTTTTTGGATATGTTGGTTGGGCGAGCGTAGCTGTTTACTTTGCAATTGGTGATTATGGGCAGATGATTTCTTCTTATATTGAAAAGAATTTTGGAGAGTAATTATGCGCCTAATTACACACCGCTCACGAGGGTCTTACTGGTCTTCTAGTAAACTTTCACTCTACATTAGAGGCAAGTTTAGGCTGACAAGTCCCAAGTACAGCACTATTGAAGGTTGGAATGAGCATGAAGAGTTTTGCAATAAAACTTCACCAATAATTCACTGGCTAACGGATGAAGGTTTCAACAAATTACAAAACATCTGGCTATTTATTCCAGACTTGATTTACACTATCCGTGTAGCTCCTTTGTGGAAGTTTTTCAGAACTTTTTGGAAGTTCAAACATGCTCTTTGGAAATACCGCTCTTGGGATCATAGTGGTTTGCTCTACTTGATGGAGACAGCTGCACGGGATATGTCTGATTGCCACAAAAATCATGGTCACTTGATGAAAGCTCAAGACACTGCAAAAGAGCTTATTATCTGGGCAGAACTTCTTAACAGGATTCGTGAGGATTCATGGGCACAAGACAGACTTGACTTTGTAGAAACTGGTAAGAAGGGTTTGTTTGGTGGTTGGAAACATGTTCAAAAACCTAACACCCTGCCCAACTATAAACATCGTAAGACGTTCTATAAAATTGAGGCAAGTGTTCAAAAACAGCAGCTACAGTTAGCCGCAAAGATGTTTGAACGAAAGGTTAGGAGTTGGTGGGATTAATGAATATAAAGTACGCAATGATTCTTGCTGCACTTATGCTATATGGCTGTTCTTCCAAAGTAAACTTAAAAGAAGTCAGTTCTCAATGTAAAGAGCTTGATGGTAAATACTTCTTTGTAGTGGTGCCTAGTTTGCTTGGAAGCAGTGTTGGTGCAGGGTGCGTGGAGAAGTGATATGAAGCCTTACAACTCAAAAGCTCGTAAAAAGGGTGGTTGGCCCAGGTTTAATAGCGAGACAAAACGAGGTTATCCTGAAAGTAATACTTGGAATTCAATGCATGAAAGATGCAATAATTTTGAAAGGAAAGAGAATGTGAAGAATGCGGCGTATCTTAGAGAAAAAGCAATCGTTTGTGATGAATGGTTTGACTACCAATGTTTTGCTGAGTGGTGGCACTCTGTAGAATATAAGCAAGTTGGTTGGTGTCTTGATAAAGATATTCTAAGTAAAGGTAACAAACTGTATTCACCAGAAACTTGTTGTTTTGTTCCTCAAGAAGTAAATATTCTTTTTATTAACAACAGAATTAACCGGGGGAAGTACCCACTTGGCGTATATCAACACCCGGTTAATAAAAACTATGTTGCATCTCTCAGACAAGGTGATCGTAGTTTGAGTCAACATATTGGCTCTTATCCAACGGTTGAATTAGCCTTTGCTGCCTATAAAAATGCAAAAGAAATTTTTATTAGGAGTAAGGCTGTTCTCTGGAAAGCCCAATTAGATCCTAGGGTGTATGAAGCTATGATGGGATGGAAGATAGAAATAACTGATTAATCAACAGACAAAGAAAAAGCTCCCGACCGGAAGGAGGGGAGCTTAAAGTCTGAGGTAGGGAATGGCGTCCCTAAATTGGTCTTTCGACCTTATTATTTTTATTGTACTGTTCCAGTAATTGTCTGGTTATTCATGTTGTTTTGGATAACTTTTACACCGCTGGCTTTATTTGAGTTTAAAAGGTTTACTCTTTGTTCGAGTATATTTAATCTACCTTCTAGTTTATTGTAGTTGATATCTAATCTTTCATCAATCTTGTTAAGTCGATTCTCAACGTATGTGAAATTCTTATCAAGAAATACGGGTATTTCAGGCTGAGCTTGAGAAGATGTTTCTAAGGGTGGATTATTTGATTTTAAGATGGGAGAAGGATCTTTCTTGTATAAATCATACAATTCATCTATACGTGTAGTGAGAAACTTAGCCCTCTGTTCCCTATTAAGTTGATAGCGGTTTAGGTTATCCTGCACCATTCCTATCCTCTCATCATAGTGCTTTCTGTCTTCAGCGAGTTGTTCATCAATACGCTTTTGAAAGCTACTAAATGTGGAGTCTATCATTTGCTTTTTTGACATGGTAAAGACAACTACCAAGGCTAGGATTATTATAATTATTTGAGCTAGTACATTTAATACCTTTAACCACATTTAGGTAGCCTCTACTGCTTTTGGGCTATTTGTTTTTATCGTTTTGTTGAACAAGGCGAAGAATTAGATCCAGACGAGAGTACATCTCAGAAAACTTAGTCTCCATACTACGATTTAAACGCTCTTCCATCAACCGACCCGCATCTTGCGTCATAGTGGTTGTAGAGATTGTAAATACACGGTCTTCAAGTTTTTGAAAAGAAGAGTACTGCCAGCCTAGAAGAACAAACAATAGCCCAATCAAAGCGCTTTTAATAGTTTCAAAACTTTTATCTTTTGAGGCGTTTAGTTCAGAATTAGGCATCAAAGCGCCTCCATACGTTTAGCTGTGTTAGTCTTCCAAGTCTTAAGGGTTCTTAGTTTTTGATTGCACTTACCAAGATTACCAGTTTGCAAAGACCAAGCACTGGCCAGCAACAACTTGTCTTTTTCAGAATTCCCTGTCAAAGTAGGGGGAGGCGAAACCTGACACTCTTGTAGCATACTATCGCTAGGTAGGATAATAATACTTTTAACGTTACTGGTACAAGCTGTCATGAATAAGCATATCATAATAAGAAGAGTAAATTTCATTTCTTAATCTTCCTACACTGGTCACTATCAGGAACTGTTGAACAATAAGACTCAAACATAATATTGTTCAACTCTTTATTTACAGGAATGGTGACAGTGGTTGTTTCTGTTTTGGTAATAATTTTAGGCTGTTGAACTTTATCAATCAAAGCATCCTGTACTTTGGTGATTTTCTCGTTTACCTTAATAGCAGCTTTATCAGCAGACTCGTCAGCCTTTTTGGGGAGTTCTTTTGGCATAAGATAAGCCTGTCTTTGTGCTTCCATATCAGCCTGAAGACTGAGAATCTTGCCTTCTTTACTTTGAACCTGCGCCTGAAGTTCAATAATCCTTTTGCCTAAGTCTGAACTCTTATTAGCTTCTTTTTCAATAATCAGAAGAAGTACACACAAGGCCATCGCCGAAATTATCAAATACCAAATGTGCAAATTTCCCTCTACTGCCCAGTCCTCAAACTTTGTCCACCTTGATTTATAAGGTGTGTTATCTGTATCTTCCATAAAGAACTCTCTTTTATTTAGGACTAGACCCATAAATCTCAGATTGACCAATATCCCACTCACGTAATTTCTTAAGCCTAATAGAATACTCACTAATACATCCAGTGTTACTGACATACCCTTGAGCCAAGCTTGACAGTGTTTCACCAGCCTCAATTGCTTGGCAAGGTTCACTTAGAAGATTGCTTGGTATCTGGACATAAACTGGCTTTTGAATTACAGTAGGCTGCGTCGAGCAAGCGCTTAAGATCATCAGAGATAAAAATATCATCAGAGCTTTGATTGTTGAATTTAACATCTGAAGGGGTGCTCTTAGTGAGACGCTTTAGGGACGTGATTTGCTTGCTTAAGACACTAACCTCAGAACGAAGCTTTTCACGCTCTGTAGCGTCTTCTAAGGATGTCTGAGCGTTAAGAGCTACGGTAGCATTCAAACGTGCCTTATCAGCCTCTGATGTGGCTAATTGCTCGGTTAAAGTGCTATTCTGAGCCTGTAGTGAGCCTACTTCTTCAATCTTGTTGCTCAAGAGATAACCTGAAGCTAAAAGAGCTAGTACTAACCCTGCAATCAAGTAGTAGGTCCAAGAGATGTTTGAAAGGAAAGATATCATTCTCTTGGCTCTTCTGGAACCCACAACTTATGTTGTTTGATTAGTCGGAACACAGCAGCAGAGACGTTGAGTAGGAACATACTTACACCATACGCTGCAACAGACATGGTGGGTTCAAGGAGTGAGAAGAACGGTAAAATAACTTCAACCAGACTTAACAAAGCAGATGCAACCATAATCCAAAAGGAGTAGGTTCGGATCACTTTAGACCAATTGGGTACAATACTTAGTTTAGTAGGTGTAGGAGAGAGCGTTGAGGTTATATTGGCCTCAACAGATGTTTCTTTTGTGAGGGGTGTAATGGGCTCTTCAACCTTTACTGAATCGTTCATAAGCTTCTTTCATCTTGAGGTCATATTTATTAATATGGTAGTTTGAACCATTATACCCTTTAGCAAAGCTTGCCCAATCCTTACGAAACAATGCATTCTTAAGGTTAGGGTTTGCCTTGATAAATAAAACAAATAGGTCTAATTGACCTTGCTCAGTATAGGAAGTGTCTACCATCTCTTGAATAGATTTAAAACCGAGAAGCTGCCAATGAAAACCCATAATTTGAAACGCACCATAAGATGCACTTTCTAAAGCCGTTTTCTTATCAATAGCAATAGCTTGATTCAGTCTGCCCCACTCAGCAATACCACCCTTGTACCCACCGGGAGATGAATTCACAATATCAGGATGTTTAGCCATTAAATCTGCCGATTTGAATGGGGTAAAATCACGGAGACGTTTGAACATGATGTGGCGTTCAAAAAGAATCTTTGGTACACTATTACCACCAGCGTCTTTTATCAGGCCATCACCAGCACTCTCAACAGAAGCGACAGCCTTAATGGCTGCCTCCTCCACACCCAAGAGCTTTGCAGCTTTTGAATAATCTAACATTTAAACCTCCACGTGCTTCCACGTCTTTCTATTTCTAATGCTGGAAATAGTGGCCTTATTAACTAAATATTTACTAGCTAGTACACTCAAACCATCTTCAGATAGTAATATTTCTTTAACTATCTCATCAGTCAGTTTTGAGTTTCCGTTGGAGCTACCTCGACTAGCAAGTTCAGGATTCTTTCTTAGAGGGTGGTCGTTACCTGTATAATTCGGTGGAGGTGTACCACGACCTTTAGACATTTTATCGTCCATATTGTCTTTAGGGGTGCCTAAAGAAAGATGCTCAATATTACAACACTTAGGATTATCACAAGAGTGCATTACATAAATACCTTCCGGGATAGGCTTCTCTGTCAAAAGAACCCAAGCAAGGCGGTGAGCACGCATACCCACGAAAGATCTTCCAGCGGAGATGTTGCCATAGCCCCCGTTATTGACAGCCTTAGCAACCCACTCTAAACAACCATTAACCGGATTAAATAAAGTTTTTTCTCCAAGTCTACGAATAAGACTCGCTTTCCGTGTTGGATCCTGTATTGCTAAAAATTCTTTGCACATTTATAATTACCTCAGCTTAATTAATGAGGTACTATTTTATACTACATTAAGAGGGATGTCAAACCAATAGTAATCACACCAACAGAATCTTTATAAGCCTTAAGTTCTAGTCCCTCAAATGACTTGATAAGGGACAGTCCTTTTTCGGATATTTTCATAATTCATTTCCTGTGGATAAAGCACGTCCTTGTGCCTATTGGTTTTATGCGTATTCTTCAATGATTATAATACCAGCTGCACCAGCGCCACCAATTTGTCCAGCACTGTTTATCGTAGAAGCTGCACCACTACCACCGCTACCGTAGTTAGCACCTAAACGGCCTGGACCAGTAACATCCGGACCTTGAGCACCCTCGCCAAAGTATGATGCACCTCCTTTACCACCAACTTGTGTTGGAGAAAGGCCAGCCATTTGAAGGCCATACACACCACCACCTCCACGTTGTGATAGAAGGTTTGCTCCAGATGGCTGAGAGCTATTGTTTGTGCCGCCATATACACCAGCCCTTGTTGCAGAAGATGGTTGTGACTGGCCCCCAATACCGCCGGGCGCTGAAATTAGGCCTGTTACAGAGCTTGTCCCACCTGTTCCGGCAAAAGCCGACGAGTTAGCAGCACCACCAGCACCACCACCACCTACAATGACAGTCCTTTGTACAGGGTTAAAATACCCTTCACCATAGGCTCCTGCACCACCACCACCAGACGCAGACAAGGTGTCTGAATCAGTGGTGGCACTGCCGCCCCCACCACCACCAGCACCTTGCACCTTTACTCTCATGATTCGGCTATAAGGTAGTGGGGTGAATGTACCAGCACCTGTAATTCCTGGCGTACTACCATCTACAGAAACAAGCTGTGTGCTTCCACTTCTGGTATAAATGGTAGTACGTAGCAAAGCTCCTCTAGACGCATATAACATCCAGGCGCCTGTTGTATCGCTTACTGGATCTACGTTAGAATTAACTTTAAGAGCTTTGTAAATAAGACCATCACTGCCCTTGGTATAGCTCAGGTTTGCTTGATACTCTGTGGTAGCATCCCACACAGGAATACCATGCTGGTTTACATGGGCATTGAATCGATCTTGGCGATTATCAAGCCAGTTGAAATACTCACGGGGAGGAATAATAGCTTCCCACCCGTTTTGAACATAGTCGCTAGAGGGTGCTACAATATCACCCGTAGCTGCCCAAACATTATTAATATCACTAGGTTTGGAAATATTAGGCATTATAATATCCTTTCAAGTACATACTGACCATCACCTGCCGCCACAGAGGCATTCGATCCCCCACTTGAAACGGCCAACTTCAAGGATAATGTTCCTGCACTAGTCTTTTTAATTATTCCTGCCAAATTAGCTTGCCAGTTAGTACCAGCAACATGGGAATCATTTTGCACACCAAGACCTGTAGAGTTAAACATATAAAGAACATTTGCAGTTCCGGCTGTTTTTTCAACATAAAGTTTTGTAGTGCCAGCAGTTCCACCTTTAGTAACTTGACAGATAGAGTAAATTTTAAAAATAGAGCCTGCGGGGTAATCATCCAAACTGAACGTTGAAATGGTATTTACGCCCCCCGATGCAATAGCTACAGTAGCACTATTGGCATTCTCAGAGACTATCCCACCAAGGATGGCAGACGGGTTCAAATACTTATCAGCACCATTTATATAGGTTACCTGAAGTATCTCTTTACCATCACGCCCTGTTGCACGGTTATCGTAAACTCTCGTACCAACAATGCCATTAGTACCAGAAATAACTACACCAAAATCCCCAAACTCCATATCATTGTCATGTACGAAAGATTTATTGTTTTGTTGCAGCCTAATACCGGCAGTAGAAAAGGCGCTAGTGGCAACCATTGTAATATGATTACTATGAACTTTCCAGTTATTGCCTGTTTCAAGCGTAATACCAAGAAATGCTTCATCGACCTGATCAAACTGATAAATCAAGTTATCACTAATAAAACCTTGGTATGCGTACCTAGACCTGATACCACCAGCAGCACAGTTCAGGTGACATTCCGTGACACCCAGCCATGGGTTGATTGTACTATCGCCAGATACAGCGCGGCGGTCATCATCGATACCCCACTCACAAGCCACTGCCAAACACTTTATGTACCTTACACCCTCAAGAGTACCTTTGTTATAGTAGGCTGTGGCTGCATAGCGGCAATCACATGACTCATAGATTGCGTCAGTTGGTTCTAAGTTTGTACTGGAAGTGTAATAGTAACCATATTGGGTCCAAGGCCACCACATCGCAGGTGTTTTTGAGGTTGCTGCTGTATTACGTCTACCTACAACAAAGTTTTCTGAGAATATAGGTAAAGTAACTTCATCTGTAAGTACGCCAATCACCCAACCAAATTGAAAATAGTCGGTGCCGGATACCCTGTTTTTAGAGAAGTTTAAGAACCTTTTATTTCTGTCATAGATTCCGGTATACCCAACATAGCTTGCACTAAGGCCTGTACCGGTATTTAGAAGATTTGTAGAAACAAAGATACCTGCAAAGTTTGAGGCATAAGGACCATTTTGTTCAAAACGTACACCAAAGTCTACTTGCGCAGTGAACCGAATTTCACATACTGATTCACCGTCTCCAAAAATGGATTTGTCTTTATTCTTGACTAAAATCTTTTTGTTGGAAATGAAGACCCCACTTCCTCCCCATAAAACTTTGCTATTGCTGTTACATGCAAGTTGTATGGCAGCCCAATCAGTTTCATCAGATAAGGATGTTGCGTGTGGGTACACAGCTTGGGCTGCGGTTAGTGTAGAAAATCTTTCTGACAGTGGATGACTAGCACCGTCACCAATAGCGCCAAATTGCCTAAAATAAACAGCATCCGGAACCAAAGTTGCTTTGTAAAGAATAACTTCTGGACGTTGATTATTTATAGGAGATAGCCATGTATAATCAACATAACCTGTATCCCTAGCTTTTGGGACTTTTCCTGCTGCTGGATCAAATGTTGCTTGAGATTGAAGGCTGGTAACTTGATCTTTTAGCCAAGCTGTACGATTAGCAAGTTGAAGCCCTTGAACGTTCGCATGACCAGCGCTGGGTACGCCATTGTCAATAACTGGAGCACCACCAAGAGGTGGGGTAAGTTTCTCTAGTTGGAAAATCCCTGATTCATAAATAGGACTCTCAGTTAAGTTAGCCATAAACTTCCTTTAGTATAAAGTAATTTCGATGTTTGATTCATCAAATTTATCAGCGTATGTAGGCACTGGGTTATAATTGTAGGGGGTATTGTATGCCCATGAACCGTCATTACTGTAAGTAAATGACCAGCTTATCGGTGTATCCGTTCGTGTGTATTCTCCATACCTTATATTTACACCGATAGTCTTAGGAATAAGACCTGATGGATAACCAGCACTAGAATCTACATAAAGCAGAAGTCCTTTTTCAAAATCAGATAGAGGTCTATTAAACAAAACCATTATATTTGCAGAGGTAGTATCCTCAATCGCGATAACATTACTATCACCAAATATAAGATTTACACTTCTGATAAACTCTTCCGAAGTAGATGCGGTAGTGTTTTTAAGAATCTTTGCTCGTATAAAAAGTCTATAGGTTTCATCATCAAGCTCAATGTTTCCACCTAATGGCTCACCCAAAGAATAGAATATGCTGCCTACAGCGGGATTAGATAGCGTTCCCATTGAGCCTGCTTTTAGAGCACCCTCAAATCCAAAGAAATTATAAAGATCAGAATTTAATAGAACCCTATCTTGCCCAACAATTCTACCGATGATATTTAACTGTTCGCCTGTAGCCGTATCTAACGAACGAAGCTGCATAAGGTCTTTGAAGGTTTTCTGAATCTCAATTTGAGCAGTTAAAAGAAGTTGCAAATATTTATCAAAGATAACCTTATCTTTAAATTGCTCTGTTACTCTGGTCCGAGCAACCTCTAAATACTGCTCCTCAAAAAAAGGTGTGATAGCCATATTCTCACTCCTTAATTGATTAGAATATTTGCGCTTGAAATAGTAGCAATCTGGTCAAAATCAATGAGGATATTCGTCATTCCTGTTGGATTAGGGGACGTTCCTATTCTTAGACTATTAACAAAATGTTCAGGTACTGTATTGATTGGCGTATAGAGACGGCTGTAGACCACATCATCACCAATACCTTGATTGTCCTCAAAGAACTGAATAATAGCATTTCTGATATCATCATCACCTGAACCAGGATAAGTATCTTCTTTGGTCAAATTCAATGTGATATAAATAGGAACAGGTTCTGGACGTTTGAATGCAACATTGTGTGCAAAGCCTTGTGTATCATAAATTAGAACAGATGTATCACCAAAACTTCTGATACCTACAGGTTTGTTTTCCCATATTGCTTGAGCAATTTCTTCAGAAACACCACCTAGCACAATCGGCATAAAACTGTGGGCAGGAATTCCTTTGTCATCTGTTGCATTGGTATCATTTTCATAAACAACAACTTGTTCAACAGTAGATAAATCAATCAGGGCTGAATAGATACTATCTACTGTTGAGGCAGCCCGTTCAAATTTTGTTTCACGAAATCTTGTACGAAGCTCCTCATCAGTCTCCATATCGACACCGCCTGATGCAGGCAGCGGGTTGGTCACAGAATCAAAACCAAGTTGAGGAGTTAAAATATTTGTGATGGTATTAACTTCGGAGCTAACAGGCCCTGCATTAACAGACCTAACTTCTCCAACTTTTTGCGATTTGGTTTGACCAAGATTTGATGATGTAGTAATATTAACTGTACTAAAAGGGTCAACCCTTGAGATGGTCAGAATATTTCCATTGATGTTTGATGTAAAAGACGGGTGACTTAAGCTAATCACAGAAGAAAGCCCAGCAACAATATTTGTAGCAGTAGCGTTAGTTCCTGATGTATATGTAATAGTATTGGTTGTAGTATTGGTTTGATAGCTGATAGTATAGGCGGTGTTGTTAGAAACAACCAAAGGAGTAAAAGAACCTCCGCTTACACCTACAGAATTCAGTGTTACCGGTGCAATTAAAGTCCATTGAGAACTGCTTACAGAACTGCCTACTGTGGCTCCTAGAACAACCGTAGTACCCGTATCCCCTGTCAAGATAACTTGAGCCACAGCAAAGGTCTGTGCTTGCCTGATAATGCCGCCTAGGGCCACCAGATTATCTAAAGCAACACCTGTTGCAGTATTAGGATCAAACGCTGCATAGTTTTGTTGAGCTGCTTCCCAAAGATCAGTGATGCTAGGGCTTACAATTGCAATAAGACGACCTAAAGCGGAACTATCAGATACATCTACAACATCTCCTGGACTTACTTGATCTTGTAGGAGCGCTGTAGCTTCTGCTCTAAGGTCAGACAGGATTTCCGTCATTCTTTTTGTTGTAAAGCCTTGGTCAGAAATACCCGCCATTTTATTTCCTTTTAAGAGATTGGGTCAACTACGATTGGATTGGTAATACTTCCATCTACAACACGTACTTGAAATTCCAAAGAATATTGTCTGTTATTGAAAGTTGAATTAAAGCTTACAATCTCTTTAACACCAACCTCTTCAAGAATAGCCGTTTGCATAATAAGGTCGATAGCCGCTTTACCACGCTGCTTGATCCCAAGAATGCGTTGCCAATAAGGTACACCATAGGTTGTATCAATAAACCACTCACCTTGGAATGTACGAAGCTTAATGTAAAGTCTTTGCGCTACATTCTCTGTATAAGGTTGAGTGGTATCAGATTTAAGAAGGGGACCATTACGCCAGATCAGATCCCCTTTTGAGTCCAATTTGAAATCCATATAAAACCTTAATTTGATGGAGGGGGGGAAGTACCGTGGCGGTGGGTGCTGAAGACAACGCCGTTGAAGGTCTGCACACCAACACCTGTATAGTTACCAGTGTGGTTGATATTGCCTATCCAGAGTGTGTTAGCAACATCCACTGTCATAGTGGGGGAATTCAAATTAATTGATGTTGACGCATTAACCGTAGCATCTGAGCAATTGATTATGACAGGCTTATTAGAAGTGTTTACCTCTACACTACCATCAGCTTTTAGTCTGACCTCACTCTCAGCGCCACCAAGGTTGGCAAAAACTACGGTATCTTGTGTATTGTGAGCAAGAATATGCTTGCCAGGATTATTTACTGCAACACTTGGAGGCTGAATACCTGGAAAAAATATAGCATCGGACTTATCCATTTTTGCAGCATTGGCAGGGCTTGTTGGTCTACCATTACCAGACTTCCAAGTATCCATATTTCTCATGGAGAAAATAGCGGTCCCTGTATCGCCTACATTTATGGGGAACGTGAAGCCTGCTGTCTTTGATACTTGGAACGACACTGGAACACCTAAGATAACAGGCCTCTCTTGGACAGAGCCATCTTTAAACTTCTGATTCAAGCTTGGCTGTATATCCACCATCTGACCTTGTAAGCTATCTCTAATAGCTACTACAACACAAGGCATTGCTGTATAGACATTACCCATCTGGGATTCAAAAGCAGACATCATAGCATCTTGAATTACATCAACACTCATGATTGAACTACCTTTTGAATAACTGAAGCTTTGATTTCTGTATACCAGCCACTAGAACGCCAGCCGCCTGTGTGTCTTAGAGATTCAACTTTATACCAGCCAGTGATTAGTGTATCCTCAAGCTTGATAATGTCACCTGCCTTGATATCCGAGTTCAATAGAATCTTAAATTGAATACCAGGCTTTTTGGCTTTATCTTTCTTGGAACGTTTTCTATTACCACTTTCACGATAAGCGTTCTCGATCAATCCTGTGTAGGCTGAGATTACATAAGCTTCTTGAAACTTCTCACTGTTGCCACGATCATTATCGTGTACATACAGAGTTCCATCGTCAAGCTGCCAATTGCAATCATACTTGTCACACACCTCATCAAGCATGTCTTTAGGAGTGCCTGACAGGGGGTAGCCATAGATAATCTCATTGTTAAGATTAGTGCCGTTGTAAACGCCCCTATCTGCCCCGATAGCTTTAATCAGTCTATCCGTTACAGCCTTAACATTCTTACCAGGAGGAACAAGTTCAGACAATACTTGATGATTTAATTCAACATAACCATCACCAAGCTGTAATTGGGTAACAAGGTCTGTCCCACTTTTACGGGTTGTGATGTGATTAACTTGACCTGAAAACAATCTCTTGACACCCCCTGTGTCTTTATAGCCTGCTGAGAAAACAGCGGCTGGATAGTCTGTATCAAGAAGCTTTAGGTGTTCGGGTGCAAGATTGTAGATTTCAATAGCAGCAGAGTTCGTTCTTTTCTTATTATCCGTACTCTTACTAATATCAAATGTTACTTGAAGATCGTGGATTTCAAATGCTTCCGTTGTTTTAGAGTCCCCTATGATTAAAGAGTAAACCCTGTTTCTTTGAAATCCATCCATTGTTAATCCTCAGACCACAGATAAAATAAGTTGTAATACTGATCAATCTTATCAGGATAAACTTTATAAGGTTCACTAATAATATCAGCTTTCTCTTCCATCCAAAAAAATCCACTTAAATCTATAAGCGCATAATCTTTCAACATGGGGTAATTAGGCGTTAAAGCATGACCTAGGAGGATTGGTTCTTTATCTGCTGTAAAGAGCGAGAGAAAGTATAATTGACACCGTTCATTATATGTAAACTCTAGAATATAAGAGTTACCTTCTAAGGATATAGCGTAAGAGTAGAAAGCATCATCATATAAGGGAAGTGAGACATAATAATCAGTCATTAGTTAGCACGAGCCTCCCTTAGTGGGTCAGTATCTTTAGGTGAAGAATCAGATGATCCATCAACCTGTGGTGTACTATCAACTTTACCCTTGTCTGCTTTAGTAGCTGCTTTCTTTTTAAGACTGCTAACCACATCTTTAGGAATAACCGTTTTCTTCAACAACGCAAAGCTGACCTGCTCTAGCGTCATATCAAAATACAAACCATAACCGCCATCAGGAGTTTCTTTAAAAGATATATTTGTAACTACAAGGTTGTTGATAATTTTTCGCAAAGAAATGTTATCATATTCAAACAACCGTACCAGTTCAATATTTGGATCAAACTGGGAAGTCTTCTCGTTATATTTTACACCAGAGTTGAGGTTAACAAGCGACTCTCTAATATTTTCCATAAGATCATCACGAGCCACATCCATGGAAATATCTGGTGATGAATCAGGAAGAAACTGACCTATGCTGTCTGGTAAAAACTTTTGCAGTACACTCAAATCACTTGAATTAACAGAAACTGCTGTAGGTGGTTGCTGGCTGTTGTAAGGGGTGTATCCTAAACTATCTTGAACCAAATAAGTGTTGGTTGAGATATCAGCGCCTGATATCACTGCTGATAAAGTAATGGTAGGATTGCTTTTAATAAAGTGGTCAGTGACTGTTGACCCTAAAGCAATAGGATGTTTTGTTACCTGACCACGATCACTTCTTGTGTAGGCTGTGACAGCATCAAAAAAGATGAAGCCACCACCTTCCTCTGTATCATCACCCCAGCGAATAGCAAGAGACATATTGTAGATTCCTTACTCTTTGGTGGGAAAGTTAACTTGCACTTGTTCGAACATTGTACCAAGCTGGCTACTGAAAGCTTCAGCCATTGCTTGCGCTTGGCTTTCAAGATCAAGATTACCTAATGTGGCAGCATCAACATTAATTTCTATGTTAAACTCATTGTTCTGCGTGTTGTTTGTCTCAGAATTTTGAGCAGCAGCCATTGCAGCTTCTTTATTCCACTCTTCTTGCTCTTTAGGAGTCTTAGGAGCATACTCTGAAAGATCCTCGTAAGGGTTGATCCAATTAGGATTATCAAAAACACCTAAAGCACTCGTAGGAGTAAGTGCAGAATATTGATCTTTAAGGTTCAATACTTTGTCAAAAGAAAGCTTTGGAATAACACTTGTTTTAATAGCTTGCGGGTTGTCCCAATCCTCAGCAGCTTTCCAACTATCTTGAAGCTGGTTCTGCTGGTTGACAGGATCATAAGGATTATTACCCTGGGCCATGTCTCTGTCGTAACCTTCAGGATCTTTAAAGTAAGGAGAGTTGGGATTTCCGTAAACAGCTTCCCCCCTCTTTTGTGCTTTATCAATATTCAACCCTGTGTTACTAACAAAGCTTTTGAACGCAGCCCATGGTGTTGAAACGTCCGTGGACTCTTCAGTGGTTCCTTTTCCGTCTTTCCACTTCCTAAACTCTGCAAGGGTGTTTAGAATAGCAGCCATTTCACGGGTTGTAGCTTGCAGGGTTGGAAGAAAATCACCAAACAAGTCAGTAGGCTTTATCTGGCTAATCTGTTCCCAAAGAACTTTAACATCCGCCCAATCTTTCTTTAACTGCTCAGTTTTACCAACACCAAGCCAATCACCAACCAGACTGTCTTTACCTTCAAGAGCACGAATAAATGATTGTGGCCAAAGAGCTAAATCGTCAGCCCATTTTGTAGCGTTGTTGAATCCTTCTGAAAGGTATTCCACTAAGCTGTTGGATTCTGAAAGTCCAGCATTCAATGTACGAAAAATACGGGCAAAGCCTTCTTCAACACCTGCATTGGATGCGACTACAGCTAAATCGTTTACTGAGTTCTGATAGCGAGCTTGTTCAGCTTGAGAGGCAGTGGACGCTGAAGATAAAGCACCACCAGCATTAGCTCTGTCTGAAGCAGCAGCACCTGCATAAGTAAGAATCTCGCTAGTCACCTTACCTTTTTTCATGTCAGCTAATAAGGCTTGTATAGCTTCCTGACCTGTCTTACTTCCACCAATTTGTCTTTGATATGCTTGGGCAAAAAGTGCTGTACCACCAGGTAGTGCTTCCGCGATCTGGCCAGTTAATTCTTCTGCCTGCAACTTTCCTTTACCAGCTACCTGAGACAAAGCTCGAAACAATCTGTTCTGTGTAGTCTTATCAAGCTTGTTTACACGGGCAAGTTCAGCAAATCCTGTGAAAACCTTTTGGCTTTCTTGCAGACTTACTCCCGATCCTGTAAGACCTGACAAGAGCTTATTGTAATCACCAGATGCATCAAGGTAGTTAAAACCAATCCTATTTGATTGCTGTCTTAGGTATTGAAAAGAGTCTGCACCTTGTTCAGCAGTGCCGCCAGCTTGTTGTACTACAGCCTGTGACTGAAGCTGAGCACTCACTACTTGCTGGTTACGTTGGTTTAAAGCACCAAGGCCGTAACCACCCAAACCTAATGCAATGGCAGGCGCATACAGTCTTGAAAGACCTCCACCTATCATCCCACCACTTCTTGCAGAACGTCTTACAGACTCTCTTTCTGAATACGGTAAAGATCGACCCTCCGCCTTAACATTAGGTCGTAATGTAGTCACCTGAGAGGCTGTACGGGCTGCTGTACCCATCGCTGTGATCATAGCAGCGTTTAGGTGTGTTTGATCAATGTTAAACCTTGACACCTGAAAAACTGCACGAGTGCTTGCAATATCTAGAGCATTACCCAGTGCGATGTTAAGCTTTTTTTGATCAACGTCAAAGTTTGAAACTTGCAAGACAATAGGTCTATTAGCCGAACTGAGCTTTCTAAGCTTTGCTTCTATTTGATCAATAACAGAGTCAACCTTGCGGACACTCTTAGCATCAACACCGAAGCCGATACTGGCAAAATAATTGGCAATTTGCAAGGGAGTGTCCTTTTATTTAGATTTCTTTTTAGAACGTTCTTTAGCTTGATTTGCAAACTCATCATAAACATCAAGCCTTTCAATTATGTCATATAATTGCTTCGTGCTATATTTTGTATCCATATCAGCAGCCAGCTGCTGACCGCCTTTTTCATGCATTGCAATTCTGTAGATTAGCCAACTTTGAGAGAAGTTCTCGTCAATGCTCTTCTCAATAGATGTTCTTCCTACCGACTCAGACTGGCTTCTTACTCTTCTGAACCGGCTTCCTGAAAAACTTCAGCAAAGTTATAGTTAAGAATTGCATTGTAAACATTCATCAAGTGACCATATTTACGAGCAAAAAGGATATCAAACTTCTTCTCATCAATCACCATATTATCTTTGGTAGCCCATTGACAAATGGTCTGCTTCATTAGAGCTAGATCACTTTTACCAGAATCAATAGCTGCCTGATTCTTTTCCATGAACATCAGGCCTTTGGTTGCAGGCATTGCTGTAATCAAATATTCTTCACCATCAACGGTGACAATTTCTTGCGGGGTAGAGATTAAATTTGCCATTTATTTTCTCAGAAATTAACTAGTTAAACAATCCTTTAACAAAACTTGTAGCTTCGTTCAAGGCACCATCAAAGATGGATGTAGAAGGTCTGCTGTTACCAGCCATTGAGAATGAATCAGTAGTCTGACAGAATATCTCCCAAGCTCTGTATTCAAACTGACCTGAAAAAACTACACTTGGAAATCCTGTAATGTATGCCTCATTAGATGAGAATACGCTTTTACCAGACTTGTCTTTAAGTGTAATGGTAAGTCTTCCCGTATCCTGAATTGAATCTTCAGTATGTATAGCAGAAAGAACTTCATTACTTTGACTGGTCATAAGGATTGGTACAATCAAACTTGCAGAGCTATCGCGAGAGTTTACGCGAGTATGCTTACCTCGAATACCACGAACAGTTGCATACGTTTTGATTGTCCGTCTAATGCTTATACTTTGCCAGCCACTAATCTGATAGCCACCAACAATCAAGGTGACATCACTTGGGCTATAGGTATTCACTGTAAAGGTATTAGACATTAAATAATACCTTCTAGAATAGGTAGAGAGGATGTTGCAATATTCACCAAGTCTCTGAGGATAGATGAAGCATCACCGTTACCACCAATGTTGATAACAGCTTGTGATGATCGAAGCACCCAAGTCTTAGGCTCAAAATTATTACTTTTGATTAAAGAGGATGGAGTTTCAATCCATGTTGTAGAAGAGAAGAACAAATCGCTGCCACTGCCGTCTTTAATGAATAGGGCAAACTTCCCTCTTTGAGTAATCTCATCGAATTGCCAAAGCTTTGTAAGAAAATCATTTGAATCACTACCACCATAAAGTGTAATGGTGATTGTATAAGTTTGGTCATTATTATAAAGCCTTGCTACAGTACCATCAGGGGTTCTGGTTGCTGTAAATGGCAAGATATCCTTGGTGACTGTAATAAATGTATCTGTTACAAATCCATTTAAAGGGAACCCTGCCACCACAACATTAACTGATTCAGGAATATAATTTGCTAATTCCATACATATTCCTCAAATTAAAGGGGAAGAAAATCCTCCCCTATTCAGTCTTACTGAGCACCCAACTGCCAACGAGCAGGTACTTCAGCATCAAGAGCAGCCATGGCAGCAACTTCAGCAGGGTCGAAGTAGGTATTACTGCCAATATTAGCACTAAGGCTAATTGCTTGGATCATCCAATCACGGGTTTCAGTGGTGTTTGAAAAAGTAGTATCTGGGTTGGTTGCTACAAATGCAGCACGGCTAGACCAAACACCTGTACCAGACAAATCTTTAATTGTGATGGCAAAAACCCATTCATCACGATCATCTTCTTCATCCGCCCGTTGAAGGGCTTGGAGTACAGCGTTGGATGGGCTGAACTGATGTAGCGTAATTGTAATAGTTGACGCTTTATTGCGACGTTTAACCCGTCCTGCGGAAAGGTCACTCCCAACATAAAGTTCAGAAGCGGGAGTTAGACGAGAAATGTTTAAAAATGTCCCATCGGCATAGCCTTGAATAGTGTGAACAAAATCACCCTTACTCAAGACAATAACCATGCTTTCAGGACTGTAACTGCCAAGAAGGCTATCGCCAGCTGCCATAATTTGTATACCTTATTTTAATTATGGGATCACTCCCTTTACTGTTTTATTTGGACGAGAGTTATAAATTTCTTCATAGCAGTCATCATAAGCACTCAGAGCTTCTTGTAAACTTTTGAATGTTTTATCAAAAACTTTAACTTTATTGTGATAAAACACAGATCTGAAATTCCCGTTTTCCCGCTGGTTTACACCAAAGTTAATACCTTTTTGTTTAGTCCGTGGTTTTGAGCCGACAAATTTAAGCTCTTGTTCCACATCCCCAACTCTGACTCTGTGTTGAATATCTTCAAGCTTCCTACCTGTCTTGTCTGAAGCTGTTAGACTGGAATCGAACCAAAATCCAAACACATAAACAGGGTTAAAATATTTAATTTTTCCCGAGGGTATAAAAACTTCGCCTAATGTATTATCTTTTATACGTTTATAAAATGTTTTTACATTCATGCGCAGCAGTGGTAAAGCGAACCTTACAGCAGGGAACCAAAATCCAGATATATAAGTAGGGGTGTCATGTTTAGATACTCTTGTAGCACCTAGGTTCTTACTTGTATTATTAGCGTAGTAGTTATTCAGGGCCTTAGAGATATTAGCTCTAGATTCTTGGCTATGAACGATAAAGTTTTCATTGGGGTGTTTATCCATTAGATTATAGCCATTCTTCACAGAATCATAAAGGTGAATAGCCTTTGGTTCTAAATCAAGGATATACTGCTCTTCTCCAAGGCAGAGAATTTCCATTCGAAAGTTTTCTTTTCCGTATTTAGATATAGCACGACGCAACTTTGTGCAAGAAGAGCTTTTTGACATATGCTCTTTAAATCTAAGTTTAGGTCGAGAAGTAACACCTACGTAAACTTTGTCATTCTTGCTATTAACTATTTTATAAAGATAAAACATTTTACAAACCCCTTTTTAAGTTAGGCAATGATTCTAACACAAAGGGGTTTGCTATACAACTATTATTCCGTCCTACACACTCAAAAACCCGTTGATGATTACGCGTCTTACGGAGCCTGCCAACCGCACACGGAATTGGAAAACACCAGCAGTTCGGGCTGCCCTTAGAGTGACGGGTACGTCCAAAATATCCGGGACCACAACGCTCCATCCCCGATCAATCAGACCATTAGCCTGTGCTTGTGAAAGGACGCTGCGGATTTCATTCTCAATAATAACAAGACCTTGATTGGTCATTGGAACTTTAAGAGTATTAATTAGGCGGAAATAAATTTGCTCTTGCAGGCGGGCATAAAGCCAGTCCTCCCCAATCACTTGGTCAATCGGCGTACCATCAAACATGTTACCATCTTGGAACACATTCACACCACCAACAGAAGTGTACATGTTCATGTCTTTAGCACGAAGATTCACACGAGCGGTGTCGTTGACCTTACCTACAGTTACCCCAGATGCACGCTTGAAGTCCCAGTCATTTGAGCCTGGAGTGTAAGCAAGCTGGCTACCAATCCATGCAGCTTCAGGATATTCAGTGTCAGCAGTTGGAAGATACACACCAAAAGTACGACCGGCAGACTTAGCACTCAGCACAGCAGCTACATCGGTAGTACCAGTGGTGATTACAGCAGGATCTTGTGAAGAAGTGCCATAAATCTTACGCAGGGCACCGATAGCATCGCTCAGAGCCACTACGTCAGCTTGTGTGTGGGTTTCAGCAGTCAGGGCATACCAAGTATCATTGTCTTCACGAACAGCGTCTAAAGCATCAGCCCAAGCCTCTGTGGAAGCTGCATCAACCTTGGTCAGATTAGCTGAAGTATTTACACTCCAAGCTGCCAGAGGATTGGTTGAGCCTACAGTGAAGGTGCCTACAGCATCAGTAATAGTCACACCATCAACAGTGCCAATAGATGCAATCAAACCATCTACGATTTCTTCAGCAGTGGCTGAGGCATCAGATGTGTAGGAATGAGCCACACCATTTACAGTGACGGTGTAGGTGGTGTTATTTGAAACAGTTGGAGTAATGGTAGCAGATGCCACTTGACGACGACCAACTACAATGCTTGGAGGAACAGCACCAACAGTTGATTGACCAAACAGCTTTTGAGCCATGACGTAAACACTATCACTTGAATCAAAATCAGATGCAACAGCATCCATATCAGTGTAGGTGCGAGTACGTTCAGAGAAGTTAGTAAATGCTGCAAGAATCAAGGGGATCTGGAACGAGGCAACTGCTACGGCAGTTGATTCCCGCGTCAAAGTGATTTGTACAATTGAGTCGATTTCTGCCATTTTTCAGGTCTCTTTTATATAAGTGTAGGTATAGTTAACTGGATCTTTCTTGCGGGTGTATCTTCCTCTCAAAGCAATCTCAGAAATTCCTAAGGAATCTGAAGCTTCTTTAAGACTTTTATACACGCTACCGTGTACTAGATACCTTCGAACAACAGAAAAGTTTTGAATTGCAAGGCTTTCTTCAAACCTACGCATTTTTATATCTTTTCTCAAGCTTTCCATATGAATATTATATAGCGAACAAGCTTTAGATATACTAGGAAACCAAAAACCCCTGTAGTAACAAGGTTCATCAAGAAGTTTGTTTTTATAAAGACCTTCATAGGAATTCAAAACTAAATTTGAGAGGGTTTTGTTTTTCTCTCTATATCTGTATTTACTTAATGTCCAATTTAAAGAAGTAAGCGCAACCCTTTTATTAGGGAACCAAAAGCCTGCTACAAACTTAGGATTATCATCTTTCCTGTATTTAACTTTAGATCTAACTGGCCTAGTACCACCAATACCGCCTTCTGCTAAATTATAACCATAGCCTGAAACAGCATTACTTTCATAAGCTTGGATTGCTTTTATTTCTAGATCAGCAATGTAGTCTTTAGGGCCTACACATAAAATATCAAAAGAGAAGTTTTCCTTTCCATATTTTTTCACGGCCCTACAAACTAAACTGCTTGTGGTAGTCTTAGTTAAGTGCTGTCTTTTTCTTAACGTACAGTCTTTTGTCATCCCAATATAAAGCTTGCCGTTCACTTTATTTGTTATCTTATAGAGATAGTGTATTTCTTCCATATACTACCTCTGTTAGAAATTTGGAATAGGGCCTTCCGGCACTCTAAAGGTGTTATCTGCTGCAACGTTCTCCACCACAACGGCTTCGATCAGATCAACAGAGTCTCTTGTCAAACCTGTATACGAGAATGTGACATCAATATTATGATATTCAACCCACTTCGTATCACGTTTTTGTGGTGCTCTTCGTATTTGACTCTTTCGCATCACGCCAAGCTTGTTTCTTGAAAGGTCTTCAAATACTTTAAAATTGTTGTTAATTCTTTGGGAAAAACTTTGACTCATCTCACCACTAAGACTTCCAACAAAACTTACTTGAACAAACACCTCATATGGAACTTGTATGCTCAATGTTTGTTCTGTTTCTTTAGTCAGTGTTGATGTGCTGTGATGGCCTTGCTGTTCAATACTTAAGATGTTTATTACGGCGTAGCTTTCAGCAGGTTCTGTACCATTGCCGTGACTAAAAATCACTTGAGGTTTTGTGTACTCGGACAAAGCTGTTAAACAGACTTTGCGGATAGCTGTTCTTACATCAGAATAAAGACTCAATTAAACATCCCCTCTTTTGGCTACTTTATAATCAATAGACTCATAAAGAAGTCCTGTGTTAATAAGAGGATTGTTGAATCCTTTTTCATCTACTGTAAAAGGTGCGTTTGGTGGTGTATCCCACTTCTCCACAGCCTCTTTCAAATCACTTTGAGCTACCCTACCAAGACTTTCGTACTCTTGTTTAAAGGTGCTTTTTCCTTGGGCAATACGTTGCATACTTTCAATAAAGTAGCTGTCGTATAAACCTTTTTTGATAGGGGCCATAAAGCCTACACGTATGGCTGGGCGAGTTGGGATGTTCTGGGAGGGAACCCCTTCCTCTTGCCACTGCCAGACCTGAGCTACTGAAAGATTATCGTTATCAGGACCATAATTTACAGGGTTTACAATACCAACCTGAAGCTCTGTAGAAGACCCTTTGAGTAATTCCTTTCTCAAGTTATTCCAAACACTCTTATCAACATGAAGCTTAAAAGACATGATAAGATTCCTTAGTTTGGGGTTAACTCTATGCGGGCACACTTCGCTTCGCGATGATCGACTACACCCATTCGATAATTTTGTACCTTCATCACTTCGTACAAATCACCATCCCACTCAAATCTATCTGCTCCATGTCCTTGAGCACCTTCTTTCTTCTGTCTGATAAGACTGGATGTAAATAGCCAAACCCAGCTTCGTGTTCTATCTGATTCAGGAAGAATGCTAACTTGGTAATCTGAGAAAGGGTGGATATTAGCTTGGATAATTACTTGCCGTTCCGCACCCTCTACCCAATCCCCATCCACAAACTCTCCTTCAGAATGACGAAGAATTGCAACAGGGACTTTCTTTACAAGAGAAAACTGAGCTATGGTCATAACCACTGACCCCTATTGAATCCACCGTCAACATAGAAATCGTAAGATTCATTATTCCAGAGAAAATGGTCATAAGGACAATTACTAATCCTTGGAAGGCACAACCTAACAACATTTGGGTTGCTGTTGTTTACCAGCATATCACGCCTTGAAATGCCTCCAGCATATGGCATACCCACATAAAGGGATGTCTCGCCCTTATCAATTAGATCATCAAGAGCGGCTGCATATAGAGTTGCAAAGTCACTCCAAACTTCGTAGTGACCTGCTTTTTCTCTAGTGGGGGTTTTAGCAATCTGGAACTTAATGACTTTTGCAGCAGCAATAGCCGCTAGCATTTCGTCACCATCATATTTATCTATAAAATATTGGTAAGTGTTGTCATCAAGTATCTCAAAGTCTGAGAATACATCACCCACTAAAAGACGAACTCTGTCAATTGCATTTGTTGCGGGATTATTTGTGTAACTCAAGGCTTAACTCCTTATGTAAAATAAGGCAGCAACGCCTTCATTATTCTTGAAGAGCTTTAAGAAGGCTATTAAAAGCTTCTGCTACTTCTTTGACTGTGAGCTTACCATCAGTATCCAATGGCTCAATCTTGCTAAAATCCTTAGACTCACCACTCATAGTGTTAACATGAGTAACAAGCTTTTCAATCATCTGACGCTGACCTGCACGAAGATCATCTTGTGTAAATTCAAAACTCATACATTACCTCTTATTCTGAATAAGAGGGGCTCTTACACCCCTCTATATGATCAAGACTTACGGAGTGTAAGGCTGAACTGGAACAGTACCACTTGGCAGGTAAGCAACAACGATTTCCTGCGGACGAGAGACGAAGTTCAAGAGGTTAGTCTCGGTTTCGACTTCAATGATTTCATCTTTAGGATCACGGAATTCCCACGCATATGAAGCTTGAGCAACGTTATTAACAGTGCTAAACTTGTTAGGAGTTGCGTAGTAGGTGGTGAAAAGATCATCTACACCTAGTGGCAGGAAGTATGCCTGACCTTCTGGAATAAATGTGGTGCCAGCTTGAGGACGAACTTCGTAAAAAGTAACGCCTTGGTATTCAAAGTTACGGTACAGAACACCTTCAGCACCTGGAACCAGACCACCAACTTGACGATTCAGCAGCAGGTTAGAAGTGCCACCAGCCAGCTGAGCTTTCAGAATGTCGGTGATATAAGCGTTGTTGATCAGTGCTTGGAAGTAGCTTGGGGAGCACAGAGCAATGAAACGATTTACAATTTCACCAGACTGAAGGTTGTCTTGCAGACCAGCAACAACATTGTTGATCATCGCATCAGGAGTAGTGGAGGTAGTCAGATCAGTTGAAATCTGAGTACGCTGTACTTGGAACTCTTGATAGAAATTCTGAGCTACAGTGCCACGAGGGGCATATACACTACCTGTGGTGATGAGGTTAAAACGAGACACTTCACGAACCCATGCGTGAGCTTTACGGGCTTTTGCAAGTTTACGGGCTCGTACTGCCTCGATGGTTTCCAGATCATTACCTTGGTAAATCTGTGCCCAAGCAGCAATACCTTCTACATCTTGTGGGGTGATGGCATAGGATGCTGGGAAGTGAGGAACGTCAATACGCATGTAGCGCTTTTGATCAGGAGTCAGGGTTTGTGATTTCTCACCCCAGTTGTAATCTTGAAGAGCACCACTCAACACTTCGTTATACACAGGAACCAGGGCATGTTTCTGGGTCAGGTATACATCTTCGAACAGACCCAGCTGGTCCATTAGGAAGTAACGGTTAGGAATGATGTTAATAGGGTTTGTGATTTCAATACGGCGGTTAGCGTTAGCCGGATCAAAAGCAAGGGCTTTGCTTAGGAATTGCTCAGACATTGTTATTTTCCTTTAGATTAATATTAAACAGCTACCAGAACATCAATACCTTGGGCATTGAGTTGGGTAGTTACGGCAGCCATCTGAGCAGTAGAAATACCGTTCACAGATTTGAGCAGGAAGTCACTAACTTGAGCAGGACCACGATACATAACCAGACCCAAAGCGTTAGCAGTGAGGGTGAAGGTTTCACGAACATCGTAGTGATCACCCAGAACAATGGCAAGCATTGAACCGGCAGGAATAGCAGCACCAGCAACATACTTGGCGAAAGTTGCGCCCAGACCAGTACCAACAACCAGAGTACCCAGAGGGTAGGTGCCAGCAGGAAGGGTTACTTCTTCACGGCAATAGCCATCAGCGGGTGAGAATTCACGTACAACCAGATCGCCAAGGGTGCGAATATTAAAATTTACTAGAGGCATTATTTAGCTTCCTTTTGTTGGAATTTTTCTTTGTAGGATTTGGTAAGAGCAGCAACACCGTCTTCTTCAACAATGGTGACAGTTTCACCAGAAACACCGTTTTCTTTGAAAAGGTCACTTTCAGCAGCAACTTTCTTTTCTTTAGCTAGTGCTTTAGCAACAACTTCAAAAGCTTCGGTGGGCAATGCCTCTGTAGATTTGTAGAGAGCGTCTACTTCTTCATCGGAATGACCAGCATCTTTAAGCAGTGCCTTACGGCCTTTCTCAACAGATTCTTTCTCTTTAGCTTCCAAGCCTTTTACCACTTCTAGAGCAGCATCAAGTTCAGCTTGTTTAGCTACAAATTTACCTTCTTGTTCTTTAACAGCCTTAGCAACAGCTTCTTCAACTGCCTTACTAACCTGTTCTTCGTGAACTGCTTTAGTTACGAACTCAGACATTTCTTTACCTTTATTATTGGACTTTTCCACTGAGGGAGACTTTGCACCTTTCAGTGCAGTTACGCCCTCTTGCGAGGACAATGCTTGTTCGAACTTCTTTTGAGTTTCAAGAAGCAAGAGCAATTCTTCTGGTTTAAGGCAGGCGATAGCTTTGTTAACTTCAGCTTCACTTTTGTCCATAACCAAGGATTTCATCAGAGTTACCGCTTCTACTTTCTCATTGATGTACTTTTCCCACCAATCAACAGTATCCTCTTCAAGCTCTGATTCAGTATCCAATCCCATAATCTTGGCAAGGATGATTGCATCTTCATACCACAGATCAAAGAACGTAGTCAGAAAGTCTACAATGTTCATTTCAACTTGAACCATTGTTGCTTTATCTACTTGTTCATCAGTGATTTTATTTGTAGCTTTAGTCAGCAAAGTGGTTACACCGTTTGCGGGGCCGCCTTGATGTTTACCGACCAAGGCCACGTGGCTACCTTCTCCTTCAAAATTGAAGTTAGATAACCGCTTACGAGCTTGTTCTGTCATTAGAGTTCTTCCACAGAAGCGCGGCAGCCAATACTAACTCCGCAAATATCACCAGATTTAACTTGCTTCCACAGTTTATCAGAATCATCATTCCCTTCAGGGAAGTAAAACCACTGTAGCCAAGTACCCTTTTTAATCATACGTCCATCATCCAACAGAAAGTCTGATGGCGAGATAAATGATTGCTCAATCTTTGCAGTTTCAATCTGAACTTGGTGAAACAAGTTTGCTTTATTGCAATGAGTGTTGAAGTTAATACAAGCCTTTTCAACCTCTTCAGCAGAATAGATGTCGCCATGCAAATCAACAGTGTCAGGTTCAAGAACTACAAAAAGTGCCCTTCGCTGCTCAATATCAACCGCTTTGGTGACCTCTACAACAGGTTCGTGTTCTTTTGATCCGCCGAAGAACTTCTCAAGCAGTTCGTAAAGCTTTTCTGCTTTATCCATTCTAAGTATTCTCACTGTTAGATGTTGAGCTATCACCGGAAGATCCTGTAGATCCACCAACTCCGTTATTCATTCCCTCTTCCATTCCCTGGCCGCTTGTGGTAGTTTTCTCTGGCAGGTATTCTTTCAAGGGTTCTTCATCAATAGCATGGGGTTTAGCACCAATAGACTGACGGGTGATATTCAAGACTTCACGATCAAGCTCTATTGCGCCTGTTGCAGCATAACGCTGTACAGCCTTAGAAAGAACATCAAGATCAGTTTCTTGAACTTCCTCATACTGCCAATAGGGCAGTTCACCTTGAAGATCCCAACCATTCATCTTAAACAAAAGGTCACGAAGCTCCTTAAGAGTCTCTTGCATACCCATAAGCTTATCTTCAACTGCCATGATAACAAGACCACGTTTAGTATCTGAAAGACTAAATGAGCCTACTGAGCTTTGACCCATTTGAAGGATGTCTGCCCATAGTGATTGCAGGATAATACTATTATACCGACCAATAATAGAGTTCGTATCAAACCTATTAGATCCACCAGAGCTTACAAGACTGAAATCAAAAAGAAGATTACCCTTTTCGTCTCTATCAGACGGCGTGGTGAGAGATGCTTGCTCATTTGATTGAATGTTACGTCCAATCTGCATGTAAGCTTCCGCCGCAGCTTTCTTGTCATCACTAGCACCCTCTGATAGATATTCAGAAGGAATCATAAAGTGAGGGATACCGTTCAAATCACGAGAAAGGCTAATTGCCTCATGCTCTTCAATTTTGGTACGATATTTCCAAGCATAATAACATTTAAGCAGAGGGCTTGTCCCCAGCGGGTTTCCACGGTTAGAGTCACAAGTAAAGTTTAGAATCTTGTTTTTACGCAAGAATACTTCATCCATACTTGATGCTCTACCACCATTGAACCCGCCATAGAAATCTAGAATACCTTTTGGGTTTTGCCAGAATCCTAAAAATGTACGGCCATCTTCTGAAAACTCGCAACGGCTGATAGTGTCTTGTGAACGAATGGGAAGCTTGCGAACACCAACTAATCCATCATCATATTTTGAGCCGTTAATTTTTAAACGCTTACGCAGAACAATCTCATGTGGGGCAAAACCATAAGTATAGAAGCTGACGGCCTCTTTCATAAAAGCATACCAAGAATGTTCCATGTCCTCTTGAACTTGCTTTAGGAACACTGCTTTCTTCTTGATATCTTCCGAAGCATCTTGCGGAACATGAACTGACCACTTAACGCGGCTCATCATCATCTGAAACAAATCAAGGCCAGAAGCGATAGTTGCATCTCGACTCATTGTCTTGAATGTCTTGGCAGCTTGTGGATACTGAAGCTCTCTGCGAGACTCTTCGAGAATCATTCCGTTGATTTGTTTTAGACCAATTCCACCCGTTTCACTGTAAGGAATACGCGGCACACTTTCAGAACCAGTGGAGAGGTCTAGGCTTTCAGCTTTCTTAATACGTGCCATAGGCATCACCAATAGGCATCCGTATGTGCCTCCTTATATAAGCTCGCTTGGTTACAAACGAAATTCATTTGATTTTGTAAACACTGGTACAGCAAAAGAGGGGATGTTGCGACTTTGTGCCAGCGTCAAAAAACAATCACTTGCTGAGTCACAGATATCATCGTGGCCTGATCGACCACCATTAAATTTCTCAAGCTCGGTGTAAACGAAGCTGTTATCATTAAAGATTTTATTCTCTAAATCATCGCTGCAATTCTTAACGATCTTGACATAACCATTTTCAGTAGCTGCCCCAAATGGCCTAAATCTATCAACTTTACTTTTGTTTGTTGGCCGGGCTTTAGCATAGAATCCAGCATCAATGACTTGCTGAACCATCATTTTACATGCAGCTTTAGCACTGGCGTTTGGGTCTTGCGGGATCATTACATCGACATCAACGCCATCTTGATGTGCGATTTCGATAATCTTATTAATCAAGTCTCCAAACCTACAACGCATCCGTACAACTTCAAGAATTACATAAGTCCCATCTTTCATTCGACCCATCTTTACACCAACAGAGTAATCTGGATCTGGATTTTGAGAACTTTTTAATTCTCCAGCGATATCCCAGCAACGAACAATTTTAGTAAAGTCCTGAGTGGGTGGAGGCATGTTTAATTCTTCACACCATTGCCGCTTCCAGAATCCAGAAGATTCAGCACGAGCTTCCCAGTTTCCGTAGAGAAGACGCTCTTTTTCGATCTGACCTAAACCTTCAAGAAATGCAATATAACTTTTTTCGATGTGGGGGTTATCATATACTGACGCGCTAATATATTGAAAAGAAAGTGGGGTTGAGTTAGGAAAAGATTCTATAAGCTCTTCAGCAGAATCCCCCCAAATCATATTATTATCAATTCGCACGAACCAACGAACCACACCTTGTTTTTCTGGGTCAGGTCGCCCAAACTGTGGATGACCTTGCGGAAAAAGATACCAGTCAACCCACTTACGTGCGAACGAATCTGGATCTGGGTTCATTGCCGCCCGTGCGTTAGGCTTCATGTTTGCTTTAGTACGAAGACGGGATAGTAGATATAAAAATTGACTCTCTTCAAATTGACAAAGTTCGTCAAAAAATACACTACTGATTTGAGCACCCTGAAAGTTATCGGTATCGTCTACACGTTCAAAGTGAGAAAATGCAATCTCAGCACCTGAACTTAAAATAACTTTTAAGTCTTTAATTTTTATTTGGCATTTTGGATCAAAATCTTTATAGAGGCTTTTAGCTTCATCCCAAATCGCACCGGGCTTCATCATCATGGGGGTTGTCCGGCGAAGGATCAATCCACGATAGTTCTTATCTTCATGATGCTTAAGGTGGTGTAAAAGTGCGCAAAAGGTCTTCCCACCCCCGGCTTGGCCCCCGTAGAAGCATATGTCAGCCGTAGAGTTCAAGAACATTGCTTGAGGGCGGGAGCATGGTGCAAATTGTGTTTCTTTCATTTAAATAATCCTCAGAAAAAGTAATCCATTCCTCATCTTCCATAGGAACCCAACCTTTGCTGAAGTTAATCCTCATGATAGCAAGTAAAGACAAAGTAATGTCATCATTGTTAATGAAATCGTAAATCTTTTTAAGCTTCTTTAGGCCAGGTTTATCAAAATAACACCAAATATCAAAATAATAGTCGGCAAGTGCCCATTTAGACAAGTCTGTAAAATTTTGACAGGTTGGATTTTCCCAAGGCCTCTGGTTCTTAGCTTTTAAGGCTATTGAAATCTTTTTCTTTTGTTCTTCTGATTTAGGAATACCAAAAGAATGATGATCCTCACCATACTTCAAGGAGGCCATTATTCCGGCACGTTGTGCTTCTGACCAAGGTTTTCCAGTAAGGGCATCGGAAATCTTTTTCCTTTCTTCATCTGACTTCTTACGGCCGATGTTAGCTTGTCTAGTCTTCTCAATGGCGTCAGGATTTTTAGGTTTCCCTCGATGGAAATCACCAATCTTCTTTTTAGTTTCTTCAGTCATAGCTGGGCGATTTCGTTGGTATTCCCTCATCTTAGCAATTGCTTCTTCAGAGTGCTTTTTACCAAGCATATTATTTCTTGCAAAGTCAGGATTTGCTACATGCCAAGCTTTTAACTTTGTGCGAGTTTCTTCAGTATGAGTCTTACCATAAAAAGGATTATTTTCACCCGATACTTGCTCACTGACTGCAATAGCGTACTCAAAGCGTAGTTTCTCATAAGTCTTAGAGTTAACTACTTTTGAATTATCTTCTATTTGATCTGTTTTCCAACGACTACTCATGAGAAAAGCAGCACGCATTAAACTTACATTTCCGGGGTAAGCTTTCCACAAAAGCATATGGGCTATGAAATGCTCACGGCCAGTAAACATAACAAGATTATCTTTGTCATCACTACCGCCTAAACATCTAGGAATAATGTGGTGAATTTCAAAGTAACCTTCATGTTGACTCTTATCAAGACCACGAACTTTAGCTTTTTCTACAAGTGAATTATAAATCTTTTTGTAATTCAAAACTTTAAACCTCTGATTAGGTATTTAATAGGCGAGAACTATCTACTGAATCAGCAGTAGAAGGGCTTGCAATCCCGTTCGCTCTCATTGTATTACTTAAACTTCTTCTTTCTCAAACGTAAGCAAATATTCACGAATCATTTGATTGCAGTCCCTGCCTGTCACGCCCCTTTCCTTCACAAGTGGACGAAGCTCTTGAATAGTCAATGTCTCAAGATATTCTCGACCATATTGCAATTCAACAGGATGCACTTGAACGCCTTTAGCCATATCATCCTCTAGAAACTCTTCAGTCTCTAGGTGTAGCATAATCTGGTTTGGGAAGGTGTTCTTGGTAGGAAAAGCTGTATCAATTGTGGCGCCCATATTGGCAAACCGTACTACTTGCTCGATAAAGCCGATCCCATGAGAATCTTTGGCTTTAAGCTGAATTTTGTAAGTGTTCATATTCTCTCCTAAGTTCATAAAAGAGATATTACGCTAAAATATTATAAATGTCAATAGCTAAAGTAAATATTTTCAACTATTTTAATAGTCTGATTGTATAGCTCTATATTTCAAGAGCTATATGTCAAACTACTTACCTTCTACCCTTACCCGGACTACGGTTGACGCAGCGAGAGCCAGAGTGTTGGCCCCAACCCCAATCAAAACAGTAGTCAGAACGTTGTTGCCATAAGTTACCCCAGAAACACTTGTTGATGTAGAAGTATAAGCGTTTAGGCTTGCACTTCTCACGCCAGCAATTGTACTGGCAACACTTACAGGTTGTACTTGAACATCCAGGACTTCTGTAAAGTCTGTACCCAAACTCACTGTCCAAACAGAATTAGCGTCACTTGTTGCTGTATAATACTTAACCTTGATTGGGGCTGCTACTACGGAGTTGTCAACCCTTCTGTAGTTAGGAAGACTTGCAGAACTAACAGCGTCTGTAATTCCGTAACCAGCAAGGGTGGTAGGTGTTGATGTAATGGTTGACCAAGCTTGTGTATGTGCTGAAGGTGTGAAAGTTGTAGGCTTACTTGTCAAACTTGCGTATGTTCCATCAAACAATGCAGGTTTATTAGCTAGGTCGGCATAACTTCCGCTAAACAAAGTTGGCTTATTTGTAAGGTCTGTATATGAGCCTGAAAATAATGATGGCTTATTCAGGATAAATGCAGCACCAGATGTTGCATTCCAATCGCTTTGTACTTGAGGAGCAGGTATGGTTGGGAATGCAGCTGTTGTGCCGTCGCCTCTTAAGTATTGACTAGCAGTTCCTGTTGGTACATTAAGCTTACCATTTAAAAGGTTTGTCAGTGTTTGAGTATTGGTGTAATTTCCCAATGCACTGTTGACACTGTCTGCTGTTGCATAACCACTCAAAGACGCAGTAGAGGCTTTACTGTCTAAACTATTCTGAAGTCCCGTAATATCTACAATAGAGTGGGTATGTGAAGATGCTGCTGCCCCTACATCTGCTGCATTCAAAAGCACTGCACCAGTCTTTGAGTTTACTGAGACAACTGGGTAGGTGATGTTGCTAACATATCCACTATCATTCTCAAGCTGAGATGTTTTTGTAATAGCTACTGGAATAGTTGGTTTATTAGTTAAATCACTATAACTGCCTGAGAACAGAACAGGTTTGCCTGATAAATCAGCATAAGCTCCAGAGAACAATACGGGCTTGTTTACAAGGTCTTGGTAGCTTCCTGAACTAGCAACAGTTGAAAGCCCAGTCAATGCACTATTTGCACTTTGAATGCTATTTGTTAGTACAGATAATTGACCACCTAAACCACTTATTTCTGAAATACTATGCGTGTGTGCAGCTGGAGTAAAGCTCGATGGGATACCTTTTAAATCTTGATACTGACCAGAAAAAGGTGTTGTTACAGAGTCAATTTGATTTTGAAGGTTTGCAAGATCATTAGTGTCTGCTACACCAATAAAAATACCTTGTTGAACAGTGCCGCTAAAAGCAGGAATACCGTTTGAACCCGATAAGGAAATTGAGTCGGCTTGAATATCAAAAACTAGTGTGGTGCCGGCTTGTAAAATCAAAGCTGTGTCTTGAAAATCTAGAGTGTTATTACCGGATTCAAAAGTAGTTCCACCTTGACCAGTAATCCAAGAAGATTTACTTGGAAAATACTTTACAGCAACACCAGAAGACTTATCTGTGATTCTCAACCTTACATTTGACATCCTAGCTGTTGCATTAAATGTCAGGGCATTAGTTCTTGCTGTTAACTGGGTTTTGTACTCAAATGTAAGGGGATTAGTGGTTAAATTTGAATTTCCAGAAGTTGCTTGGAAGACTTTCTCAGCCTCTATCAACTTGAAGTAGTATGGTTTTGATGATGCACCTGTGCGAGGAACTGCATAGTCAACTAGTTGATACTTTCCTTTATCAACCATGTTTTCAAATGCAAGAAAGCCTGCTGACTCAGATAGCCTAATCACGTCTCCAAAATCAACTGAGCCAGACTCCACCGAAAAACCTACAGGTGCTAGCAATGATCCACTTGTAAGCATTCTCAAGCCAGAGCTTTGAAGTGTTCCATCAGGCGCCTTATATGGTACTTCATAGACTTGTAAGTTGTCTAAGTTGATTCCACTGTCGCCCGTGATAACAGTTACTTCATTTTTGCTAGGAATAATCGACATGAGTTATCCCTCAATCAAAAAGTTGAACAAACAGTTTACCATTACCTTTAGCCCAAACTCTTGAGCCAGCAGGTACTTTTGTAATTGTGGTCCACTCACCACCAGCAGCAGTACCAATACCGTTTAGTTGCCATCCATCAATCGATGCAGATGTTGGTGTACTTGCTCTTACTTGAATATAAATAGCATTACTGCTTTTATTCTTAATTATAAGATCACTTTGTGGGGCAATGCCGGAAGCCGTATAAACATCCAGCCAAACACCACTAACCAAAGTTAAATCGGGAATTGTATCAGCCACGCTAACACCTCTTTTTATATTTATTATAAGGCGTCTTTTCAGAGGTATTTATAGCCGTAACAGACAAATACGGCTTAAGGATCAACAGCCTCTATCTGTTTAAAATTAGGGGAGGGTTTACAGTAGTTGGTTTACTGTTCCCTCCAAGGAACTAGGCAAAGTCCCAATACCAAGCGCTAGCTTGATTCTTTTCTCTAACATAATATCAGAGCACTTCTTTCACAGTCCAATTATCAATTGTACCAGAGAATGTAGCGTTACGTGCTTCCAGACCTAGCCACGTGCCCGTAGCAACGAATGTGCCTGTCAAGTGACCGTTGACAACAGCCCAACGGATACGGCCTGTCTCATCAGAGCCTGGACTTGTGGTAATAAGTCTGACCTCTGCACCTGAAGTAAATGTCATGTCAAGTTCAACCTTATAGGTTTTACCTGCTGTCAACACACCTTCGCGGAAGATCATATTACCGCCATTTACAGCCGTAATTTTAGTTCCGCTAACAGTTACACCGGAAGTCTTAGTCCATGCTGATGTGTCAAGACCCATCACCCTTTCAGGGCCATAGGCTACAGACACCATAGGAGCCCCGTAAACTTTACGGACCATAATTGTAGCAGCACCAACAGCTACAGAAACTGTCCCCGTAGCTCCAATACCACTAAGCTGTGGAACCAATGTTAATGTGTTTGCACCTACAGTGATCCTACCGGTCAAATGTCCTAGCAAGGGCGTGCTAGCAACAGAAACTGTACCAGCAGCATTCATTGAAGTGTTGGCTGACAAAGATCCAATTCTAAAAGCTGCTGTACCTGGGGCAGCTTGTTGGATTTTGTAATCAAGCTGAACGTTACTCAAACCGGTATTATTTGGAAAGCTTAGCTTTACAGAGGCTGCGGTGTTGTCAGTTTGAAATACTACTCTGTAATCAATCTCATACACACCACCAGCTTCTAGTATCAATGCTGGGAATGTAGTTGCCCACGACGCTGCTGTTGAGCTTGTATAGGATAATGCTGCGCTATTGCTTTGGTATTGCGTAGTAAGAGGTGTTGCAAATTCTGTAGCAACAACCGAAGAGCTTGTAACTGTAACGTTAACTGTGTCTCCAGCATAGGTCGTAGCAATACGCGATGCATTGCTTCGTACAACACGACCAGCAATTTCAAATACTATTTGACCAACACCAATTTGCCAAACAGTTACATTAAAACCATCTGTTAGCGTCTGAGGAAATGTCAATGTTGTAGCATTAGCAGAATCTACTAGGACAAGCTTTTTGTGATCAACATCAGTAAAAGTGTAAGGTCCTGTGAGAACCAATGCACCGTTGGGCGCTGAACTGCCCGCTGCTCCGGTAGGACCCTGTGGACCTGTAGCGCCCGTATCACCTTTAACTCCCTGTGGTCCCTGCACACCTTGCAACCCTTGAATGCCCTGATTACCGGTATCTCCTTTAGGACCTGTAAGACCGATTGGACCTTGCGCACCTGTGTCACCTTTTGGTCCTACAGCGCCGTCAGATCCTGCTGGCCCAGTTAGTCCTTGAATACCTTGAGGACCAGCAATGCCCTGTGCTCCAGTATCGCCTTTGGGACCAGTTAGACCAGTATCACCTTTAGGACCTTGGACTCCTTGTGATCCAGTCAAACCAATTGGACCTTGTAAACCATCCTCACCTTTGGGACCAACTTCACCAGCAATGCCCTGCGGACCCTGTTCGCCACGAGGACCTGTTGCCCCATTTGTACCAGGAACTCCATCCTCGCCCTGAATGCCTTGGGGTCCTTGTAAGCCATCTTGACCGGCAGGGCCTTGAGGACCAACTAGCCCCTGAATACCCTGCGGGCCAATCGGACCTGTATCACCCTTCTCGCCTTTGATGGAATTCGTGATAGTTGGGGCAGGAAATGGAGTGTTAGTGTTTTTAAAACTGATTGGTATTGTCTCACTCATCTTTAGTCACATCTCTTACAATTGAAATGAGTAAAGTATCTGAGCTTTGAACAAAGCCATCAGAAATACGAGTAAACTGAATATCATTTTCAGCTTCACCGACAGGAAAGCTTTTAGTGTCCAGACAGGTAAGTAAAAGTTCTCGTGTCGTGGCAGGATCTACCCACTCACAGATAAGGTTTGCAATAAGCTGACCATACTGAGCAGTTCGAATTTGTGATGAAACTTCATACCCTACGAAATAGCCATCAGCAAATATTTCAGGAATTGGTGCTAGCCAGCTAATGCTGTCTCCCCTTTTGTGTTGCATAGTGGACTCTCTCTTTATGCGTTTGGGCCGTGTTGCACCATATTCTTATTAAATTCTTGATAGACATTAAGTTGTGCCTGAGCAACACCGTTCACTTCAATTGAAAGAATATTGCTTGCATCAAGCCAATCGCCAGCCATCCAGCCAAATACACGCACATTGTTTGATGCAGCGAATGTTAAAGTGTTGCGTGCAGCAACTAACGCTGTAGGACTATTTGCAGGCCAACCCACTTCACCCACTACACCTTTCTGACCATATTTCTTTAGCCAGTTTACAAATGGTGTAAGACGATTAACACCTACTTGAGAATCAATCTGCTCGTTGATATCTGTGTAGCCACCACCAGCATTCTTATCGAAATATAGGTGAGCTTCATAAACAAGATTTTCACCTTGCAACGGAAAGCCTGGATTTGCTGCCACCCAATTTAAAGGTGTGGCCCACTGATCACCATTGACAAAAATGTATGTCTTAGGATCTACTGCACGGATAGCATTGACAACACTTTGGGCAATAGTGGCCCATCTTCCTTGTGTGCCCATAGGCTCATTCATAATGCCGTAGCCATATGATGCCTTGTGTGATCCAATAAGAGCTACCAGACGAACCCACAGATCGTTGTAAGCTATCTGTGGAACCTGGCTTGTGCCAATGTCATACTTAACGCCATTCACAACGCGTTGCATGTAGTTATGAAGATCTAAGACAATCACCATATCCAATGAAGCTGCAATGTCATATACGGCAAGAAGGCGGGCAGCTTCCACGCTATCCAAAGGTGCATTGAGAGTACGCTGAATACGTTCCCAACGAATAGGCAAGCGTACGTGTTTTACGCCACGAGCTTTCCAGCGAGAGAAAGTATCTTTATTAGGATAAGTGTAGTGAGTGTTGTAGATTCCAGGAAGCTTGGTGACGTCATGATCACTGAATGTACCTGAAGCAAAATTCATCCCAAAACTTGGACCTGATTGCTTAAGCTCTGCCGGAGGAACTACGACAGGAGGCTCTACTGGTAACTCTTCTTCAACCTCTACAGCAATAGCCTTGTAAGCTGAGACAGTATTAAGCGTTGGAATTTTAACACGAAGAGACATTTCAGAAGGAACAGCAACGTACTTGGATACTGGCCCTAACAATGTGGTTTGTGGAAATGAACGCCACTCTTCATCTTGCTCTAATACCTCTAGATACACCACGCCTTTGTTAGCTACTGTCACAAATATCTTGTTATCTTCTACAGTAAAAGCTTCTGACGTAAAATCAGTTTTGTCTTTGAATATCATATGAGCACACCTTAACAAATTTAGATAAAATTGCTATTCTTCAGAATGCTCTTGATTATTCAAGACTGAGGATTACCACCAGCGACGATTACCGCTCCAAACGTTGGCAATCAAGCCTACGATAAGGATAATCAATAGTATTTTTACAATGAGGCTAAAGCTTACAGCGACTGTGTAGATGCCCAATGCTGGCAATAGCAAAAGGAGGATAAGGATTAGAAGAATCAGGTTCATATATTATTCCTTATTTTCCGGCTCATCGAATGTCAGCTTGAGGCGAGGTACAAGTTTTACAATCTCAGCAACTTCTTGCTCATCTTCATCATCGTCTGAACGTTTACCTTCAAGACGGATCTTAGTAAGAGAAGCCTCCTCTTGTGAGGCAGCGCGATCTAAACTAATCAGCGAATTGATAACCCACTTTGAAGAATCAAGTTGCTTTGATTCAACTTCTCTACCTTCAACACTATTCTTGATATTCTCAAGGGCTGTGCTTTCAATCTCACGAAGCTTTTCGGCAGTGGCACGAAGCTTTGACTTTTGGATTCGAACCTTGGAGTTTGACTTCGTGTTCCGGTTTGAGCGCTCGCCTTGGAACTGAGTTTCTTTCTGTTTTTTAGTTTGCTTATCTTTTGGAAGACCTGTCATGCCTAATTTCCTCTAAATTTATTTCTGCTGAATACTTCTTGATGTTGGAATCGAACCAACTTTTTCCAATTATACACCGTAAATGGTGTTGGAGTCTTAACCAATAGACGAACCCATGAGACCAAGTAAATATTCATGAGAAATAAATTTCTAAATAATCCTGACAAGATCACTTGCATTATCGTTTATAAACAACAAGATTATTTAGAAATCATTCTTGGCAACCGGGAGAGGGCAGCTACCAAGAATGCAAAGCAAAACTCATAGGAGAGGATGAGCCGCTTTAATTGCCGAGAGGAGAATGTACATCGTGTACTGATCGGCGGGGAGACACCACAATTTCTGGGGAGAAGGTTTTACTTAGTTTGTGGTGGTGAATTCTTATCAGAATTGTGTCATGTACTCTAATCACTAAAATTAGCACACGTTACTAAAACGTGTCGTTAGTGAGTCTATATGTTTGGGGTGAGGCGAAAGAATTGAACTTTCATTTTAGGGGTCACATCCCTACGTTCTTACCGTTGAACTAGCCCCACTGAATTAATGCCCCGCTTGTGCGGGCTGACGACATTCCCCACTATTTCGGGTTACTGTGGCCTGTCTTGCACCATGAAGTTCATATCAAAGATTTTAGTAGGAGAGAGCTTTGACTGTTTACTTCAAGACGGCTTATCAGAACTCTAACGTATCTTAATCACTGACGGAGGGCGATCAGCTTTCAGACAGAACACCCTCACGGGTAGTTCGCATTCTGACTTGTGAACAAAGAAACCTCTTGGTGCGGACAATAAATTTTCCCGTAGAAGTTTTGGTTAATTTTTGCCCCGTATGCCATGTAAACTATACCCTAAGTTCAACAACAACTCAGCATTATAGTCATTAATGCTAAATCTTCCCTTCTATGAGAAGTGTTGCAATTCCGAGGACTTACCAGCACGTCTGCCAGCTTCTGTATTTAAGTGCTTCAAGAGCCTACTAGATAATTAAACCCTTTATTGGCACACCGGCTCAACCTTGTTGCAGGTAGGGAAGACAACCTAAAACTAGGGATCAGAAGTCTTTTTATTTCGCAGAACTACAAAACTTGTACCGCTCACGTAGTCGGCCCTTGAATGCTGCATCGTGGTTGAACACACTGGTCTGCTCGTCAACGTATTACGCCGCGTATAAACGTAATATCCGTGTTGCAATTAACCTAAAACTTTCTTGTTTTAGTCATACTATTATAGACACATAATTTGATTTATGTCAAGCTTTTATACTATTTAATCATAATCGTCTGAAAGAATAGTCCAAAACTGTGTTCTGCCTCTTTCTGTGATACTTTCAAAAGCTCGCTCCCAGACAAAGCTTTTACCACCCTCTTCAAGAATAACAACATCTGGAAATTCTTGATCTTCTATGATTTCTTGCAATTGGCTCCCAAACAGAGAGCTTTGATTCTCTTCCATTTAAAGAGCCTCTTGTAGTTGATGGAGTAAGAATATCAAATTAATAATTGAAAGTCAAGAGTTAATAGAAATTATTTATCTTTAATCCTAAACCAGCAAACACCATAGTAATCTATGCATAAGAACTTAAGCTTTACTGTTTTTGATTTCTCAAACATATTAATCCATTCAGCAAGCTTCTTATGGAAACTCAATATATTCTTGCCGGATTCTTTTCTCAGCCAGTCGGGTATTTCAACTAGCATTTTATCACCAATGATTTGCTCATCGTTGTTACTCATTTATTTTTCTCCATTTTCAAAGAATATTGCTCAATTGGCGTTAGTGGCTGAACAGGTCGTAAGATTAGGGCTACAGTTAGGCAGATGCCGAGGATTGCTGTTAAGATGATTAGCGGTTTCATTTCTTATCTACCTTACAAAATGTTTTGTCTCCAAGAACAGCTTCCCAAGCTGAATACATAGCTTCCCACAAATCTTTTTCAGCACTTGCTTTAACAAGACAGCTATCGTGATAAGCCAGAACAGAATGACCTTTAGCCCCCATTGCACCAACGATACGCATCATGATCTTGCTATCAATACTTTGCAACATAATCCCTGCATCAGAAAAGAAGCTATCGCTAATGAAGTCATTATGTTGCTGTACAGCAATCAATACACTAGAATAATCTGTCTGCCCAACCAAAGCATAAAATTCTTGATCCTCAATTGGTTTACTTCGATCAAGCTTCACCTTGTTACCAAGTGTCCATGCTGCGCTATTCATGTCATTCGAATTCATACCAATCAAAATAGCTAGTTTGGCTAATTGACGCACAGGATTGTGTGTTTTACCTGTCCTCTTTTCCCATTCTCTTTTAAGCTTACCATCCACTTTCAAAAATGACAAATCAGCGTCGTAAGGAGAGAAGTCTTTGCCCATCACATCATAGATACTAAATCCATCTGTGTTGTACATGAGTTGATAGCAGATGTTTGGGTGAATGCACGAGTAATCAAGCTCAACTACAGGCTCACCATCAATCTTAAGGGAAGATGCTCGAATGTTCTGAGGAAGCAACTGAACACCGCCGCCGAGCGTATACAACCGTCCACCACTTTCAAGATCACCACTAAAGATGCGACGGTACGCTACATCTGCAATTGGTTTGCCATCAAATGTAATCTCACACCCCGATAGTAGTTCATTCATACTTTTAACCTCACTTTTGATGCTCTTAAATCCTTTGTGCCCACGACTAGGCAGCAATTCTTTTGTTTCTCTGTTTCGAATAATGGCTAGATCATTATCCTCAAGCTCTTTCCATAGGTTATAAGAAGTATTAACTCCCGTCCACATTTCTTTAGTTCTGTCTCTAAATATCATGCAGGAGGGTACAACATAATCTGCTACAAGCTTACCCTTCTCCATCTTATAGGATTTCACATAGCCTTTATAAATATCAATATACCCCTTTGACTCAAGAAAATCAACAAGAGATTTTACTTTCCTATAACCAATGCCTTGTTTTGATTTAGAATAGGACTCAGCCCTCAAACTAAATACAAACCCATTAGCTCTTTTGGTTATGCAACGAGCAGAGTTAGAAACCCACCACCTAACAGCTTCAACCCATTTATTATTTGTATGTTCAAGCATTTGATCTACAAGCTTCTTGTAATATTTAGATTCATGGTAGTAAATATAGCTTCTTACACACTGAAGGTTGATGGAGTACATCTGTTGTTCTGTCATATCTCTTAACTCGTATATCAATCAATTAATACTCCTATTAGTTGTTATGTTACTGGTTATAGATAGGTGTTAGTAGGTAGGCTGTATTGGGAAACATAAAACCTCTACAGGCCCCGGTTTATAAGGGTTTAGGTCTATTCTACTCGGTACTTTCTCTATTTATAGCTCATTTACATCCCACAAGATTACACTCTAAGCTATGCCCTGTCAACCGCATCCATCAAAAATATCCCCAGCATTTATTTTCAAATACCCCTTGACTCATACCACCCTACCCAGTAAACTCATCCCAACGAAACGAAATACACATAGGAGAATGAAATGAAAATTATCACAAAACAAGCGCTGGCTAATGGTGCGGCAGAACGTTGGAAAGATCAGTATGCTTGCTTCAGCAAGGGCACAAACAGTAGAAGTATTTATGAGGCATTGCTAGCTCTCGGTGAAAATCCTTTACCATGTGATGTTAACAAAGTTATTGGTAACAATTCATGGACATATCTGTCTTGTGATGAATGCAACGAAGAAGCAGATGTGGTTGTGCAATTAGGTGAAGAACCTGACTATGAGAGCGCAACAGCTAAAATTTGTTTCCCATGCCTTAAGAAAGCGGTGAAATTGAAATGAGCCAACAAATTAAACATAAAACTCCACAATACGAAGAACACACCAAATGGGCAATTGGTGACTATGATGAGGGGGTTCCGGCTTGGAAACGATTTGATAACGTTCTGCGGGTTGTATCCATGGCAGCTTGCATTGTAGATGGACATCTGATTGTAGGTAATCGACATTTTTGTCCAATTATGACTATGACCATTGACAATCTAGGTATTGATTGTAAAGTACATGATATTGGAACAGACCAAGGCTTTGTTGATCAATGGGGTGTTTATATGTCCCGTCAAGAAGCTTGGGATGTTGCTAAAGCTGCCGGACAAATCAAAGAGGTCTTCACAGAAGGCGTACTTTACTCAGAATGTTATTTGTAGGAGAGTGAAATGAAATATATTATCGCAATTGCTGCTTTTACCTTACTATCTGGTTGTGGCCCTCAAGGGGCATCTCGTGTAGATGATAAGCAAACTGACTTGATCAGTTATCGAGATGAGGGTAATAAGGTAACATGTTATCGTGTACTTAGTCGGGAGGGCTTGTCTTGCCTTCGTGATGGAGAATACAAATGACATTCCAAGAATGGTTCAACGACTATATCAAAGACAAACCCTTTGGCTCAGATGCTGGTATCGATGTAATCTGGCAAAGCAAGAAAGAAGTGTGGGACGCTGCACTGGGAAGTAAAGTGGTTGACTTCTCAGCCTTGAACGTACAGCATTCAAGCTACAACAACGTAGACTGCTACGCTATTCGTGATGTGGTGGCTATCCTTACTGAAATGGGATTTGAGGTGAAAGTATGAGTGCTTTTGGACACATCTGCTGGTTTATTTTGACTATCCTAACTGGCGGCATTGCTTTGATTTTCTGGATTCTATTTGCATTAATCGCTTCAGGTTCAAACCGAAAGAAATCTGAACGTAAGAAGGATGAAGAGATTTCTTTACTCAAAGAGTTGGTTGAAAATTCTAAGAGGAATCAGAAATGATTAAGTTCACATTTGCATGTCATGATTGGTTCAAGGAAGATTTAGTTGAAACAGTAGGCGTGTTCTTAGATTTTGAAGAGGAATACCCTGACAGATTTGAGTGGCAGCTTAAACGGTGGGCATATACGCCTCATACGTGCTCAAAAATGTACAGGAAATGCCTATTAGTCGAGAAGGCAACCCTACCCCACAGGGTAACAACTAAAGTCGTAGAATTCGACTCAAAAGAGGCCCTAGAAGAGCTTATAAGTGGGCTGTTGTATGAGGAGCAATATGGTGTTTCGGATGAATTGGTAAAAGAGGAATTTTATGATTGAGGGGTTGTAATTTCGATGGAAATGTGGGATAGTGGTTTTGCTGGTTAAATTAATTGGAAAAGTGAGGTGACACCTTGGGCGCGAAGCAAAGACAGATCATGATGGAAGTTGACGGTCTTCAGGTTGAAGTACCTCGGACCAGAACCCGCAAAACTAAGACGGGAGGCTCTGCTGTAAACCGTGACAAGTTTGCTGAAGAAAAAGTATTCAACGCTATGCCGTTTACACCAATTGGCGATGCACAGAAACTTGGTGCTTACTACTTGCAAGAGGGACGTAAAATTGTAGCACTACAAGGCCCAGCCGGGGGAGGTAAGTCAATCCTTGCAGCTTGGCACGCAGCTAATCTTCTTCGCGAGAAATCTATCCACAAGCTTTTTCTAGTTCGTCCTTATGAGTCTTGCGGGCGTACAATCGGCGCAGTTCCAGGCACGGAAACGGAGAAATTGAGTGTTATTTTCACAAGTATTCTTGAACATTTGAGTAAATTCCTCGGTAAAGCTCAACTTTCTTATATGCTTGAAAAGAAACTAATCGAATTCAAAAGTGTTGAATGGTTACGCGGCTATAGTTTTGAGGATGGTGTATTTGTCTTGTGTGAAGAGGCTCAAGGTTTTGATACTGACTTGATGCAGATGATGACTACTCGGGTTGGGGATGGTGCTCAGTTATGCCTTACAGGAGACTGGCGTCAAAAAGATATTAGGAAAGAGACTGGCTTGCTTTATCTGAGTCAACTTCTTGAAAGCATCAAAGATAATCCACCAAAGTTCTTGGATAAAGAGGATATCTATGAACTTGAGAACAATATCGGGTTTGTAAACTTCACTTTTGAAGACAGCGGTCGTCGTAGTAAGCTTACTAAAGCTTTGGTCAAAGCATTTTATTTTGAAAAGGGGTGAATATATGAGTGAAGACACAAAGCTAATGCCATTCATGGAACCAAATAAACTATTCGTTACTGAATACCATGATCATCTTCGTTATGACTACTATTTAATGGGCTCAATTGGTGATCCTGAAGAATATGTGGAACTGTGCCACGCATTACGTTCATGCTCACCCAGCGATGAGTTTTTCTTGAGGTTTAATAGTGGAGGCGGTCAGGTTCGTACTGGCAATCAGATCATCAACGCAATTCATGAATGCCCAGCACAGGTAGTGGGCTTTATTGAACATGATTGCGGAAGTATGGCTACATTCATCTTCTTGGCGTGTCATACATGGGGCGTTAGTAAGTATGCTGAGTGGTTTAGTCACACCGTGTCTGCTGGTAATTGGGGCAAAGAAAGTGAAACGTTTGAGGCTTCACAATTCCTTCGTCGGCAAACTCACAGCCGTGTTCGAGAAGAATATTCATCATTTCTTACAGAATCGGAAATTGATCTGTTGTTGAAAGGCGCTGACTATTATTTCAACGCTGATGAAATCATGGAACGTCTTGAAGGGTACGCAGATGCACGAGAGACACGTGGTTGTGGTGTAGAAGGATGCTTGGAGTGCGGTGAAGGCGCTGAAGAAATGGTGACTATTGATACCATCGTAGAAAATGCAGTAGCTAAAGCACTTGACGCTCACCAAAAGAAACTTGATACTGCTGCAAAGAAAGCCGCCACAGTCGCTAAAAAGAAACCTGTAAAAGTAATTGAGGAGAAATCGGAGTGAGTAATACTTATAAAGTTCGTGTAGAGCATCGTGATAGTTGGAGTGCAGAAGATAATTACACTGAGTATAAATTCTTCGAGACTGAAGAGAAGGCAAAATCTTTTGTTTCCTTGAAAATGTCTAATCGGGGAGGATTTGCACCCTCGCACTACGAAAATTGTTATTACGAGGGCATTTCACAAAAATAACCCTTGACCAAATCCCGTCCTACGCTTACCATGGCAGGACATTCACAAAAGGAGAAAAATAATGGAAATGTTTATCAGCATAATTATCGGAATATTTCTAGGCGTTGTCTGGGGATTTACCAAAGTAGGTCCTGAACAGCTTGCAGATGTAGAGAATAAGTGTAAGAATAATGGTGGACTTGAGACAGCTGTATTTATGCCAGTCGGTGCACCAATTATTTATTGCAAAGATGGTGCAAAGTTTACTTTGAAAGATTGAGGAGATAGAGTGTACAAAGGAGAGATTGTAGATTTAGAATATGAACCAGATAATATCAACGAGCCAAGTTTTGATGTTGAACGTGATTGGTATTTGGAATTAGATTTACTATCAATGGCTTTGGATTGAATAGGAGAGTATAATGAAAGATTTAGCTATTGTTGCAATGTTGTTACTGCCCGCTTGTATCTGTTTTGGTGGGGCTGTATACTTGATGGCAACTGGTGTAGTTTACGGCTGGGGCTGGTTATTGTTTATTGGAGTTCTTTGTTCAAGTATCAGCTATAGTAACAAATTTAAAGGGGATGAATAAGTGGTGAATCTAGATGAATATGAACTTGAGCAATCTGTTGAAACATGGATTCTAGATGACTCTGATGCAGCCTTAGCCGAGCTTGGGGAAGATATGATGGCAGCTATTGGTGAGGAGCTTGGGGATGAGTAAGTTCTATCACTTCATCGCATCAGAATATGACAAGTGGATCGACACTGATGAAGTATGTGTTGTTAATTCTCCAGTATTGATGAATGAATGCAAATTTAAATGGATGCGTGGTCAGAACTACTGGCGTGTAGTATTTGTTCTTAGATCTGGACACTACGATTACATGGATATTTGGTCTGAAGAATTAGCTAATAATTATGTGAAGCTTCTTAGGGGTTTTGGGGATGACTGAACAGCACAAGAAAGATCCTAAAGTGACCATTGTTGATTACAATACCTTCACAGATTATCTATTCATACCACCTTCTACTTTTTACATACAAAATGCGATGGGAGAATATTGGTTTATACATACTGCGTCGAGACAGGTGGCCCAGGAATTTGTTGACAACACTTACGGTAAAAATCGCTACACAGTGGTTGCATCAAAACTACAGAAGACTGTGAGTAAATCTGAAAGTGGTGAATTGAGTTGTCGTGGAACGGCTACGAGGAAGAAATAATGATTGTAAATGGGGACATGTTATTTAAAGCCGCACCTATCAAAAATATGATGGATCAGAAAACAGCTTTTGCTGGTGTAAGCTTTGGTATGAGTGAAGCTGGTTATGATTTGAGAATTAAACAAGATATTACATTTAAAGCAGATGTGCCCGGATCTATGTTTGTGTCTTTAAATAATGATGAATTCAAGCTTGGAAGATTCATATTAGCATCTACCGTTGAAGAGTTTAAAATGCCAGATAATCTTGTTGGTATTGTACATGACAAGTCAACATGGGCACGAAGGGGGTTGTCTGTATTCAACACTGTGATTGAGCCGGGCTGGAAAGGCTTCTTAACTCTTGAATTGGTTTACCATGGAAGCGAAAACTTAACTATCTCAGCTGGTAGTGGTATTGCCCAAGTGGTGTTTCACGAGATTAGTTGCTCAGCAAGCTACAGTGGTAAATATCAATATCAAAAAGATGAACCAGTTGCAGCTAAAGAGTCTATGAAAATTTAAAGGAGAACAAAATGAATAAAGAAATGCTAACCCCCGAAGAAACCAAACCAACAAAGGATCTTCAGTTTTACAGCTTGAAAGAATACATGCGAATGCTCGGCTATGAATGGGGCAAAGAGATTGCGCTGTTTGATGAGCCTAATTATTTCATCAGCTACGACTACAAGAATAAACATCGTCGCTGCATTTCCTTCGGAAGCTCCGTAGACTTATATAATGGACGTCATGTAGATTCTCATGGCAAAGGATATAACTACCCCTTTGACTTTGATCCCTACAGTATTCGACGTGCTGAAGCTGCAAAGATTGTCAAGGGTCTCAAACTACAGCTGTGCAAGAAAACTGGCTATATCAAAACTCAAAACGACATTGTTGAGTTTGTAAAACCTGAGTATTACCAAATGTTTATCAATAGTCCAAAATATTTCCCATTTTAGGAGATAGATATGAGCAACAAGATTGTATTATTCCAAAATGGGAGTTGGCTGTGGGAGTCTGAGGCAAAGCCTGAGTGGCTTGAAGATAAGCACATCCTGATCACTGTAGGAGATGGGTTCACAGATAGAGATATTAGTCAAATGATTAATTCCTATTACATGGAAAATCTTGATTATATTTTTGATAAAGAAATTGCATAATTTTAAGCCCTTGGTCTTGACTGATCGAGGGCTTTCGTTTATTCTAAGTTCTGAAATCAATCAAGGATATAAATTAAATGAGCAGACTTAGAACTTTTTATCAAAATGATGGCAGCTACGTATTCTTGGATTTATCTGAAGTGGTGTCTATAAGCGGCCCATTCAAGAATTATCCAGAACGTAAGTGGTGGACCAAAGGACGAGATTGCTACTATATTCGATATGTGCTTAGGTCTGGAGCTAGCGCTATTATCAATTGCTGGTGTGAAGATCTAGCTAATAACTACTTGAGAATTATTAAGAGGGATTGTTAATGAATAAATCATGTGGCGGATGTAAATGGTGGTTCAAGTGGCCTGAAGATGGCTTGTGTGAACAGCATGACCTTCGTTGTACATCAGATTATGTTTGCAAACAGTGGAAAGTTAAAAAGTATAAAAGAACTAAGGAGAAGATAATTGACACCAAAACAGTTATTGAAACAACTTGAACTAGCCAACAAACAGCTTGTGTTGGCATCAAATCGTCTACACAAAATATCTCAAAAGCTTGGTATTGAAGAGAATCAGGATATCAAGAAAGTGATTAGGGATGTAGAAGCTTTAATTGAGTACGGAAATAAGGCTGTTTAAGGGCTTATGTTGATAAAACCATATCGGCATATCTACCAAAGATGGAAACGTCTAAAAAGGGCCCTGTAGGAGCTTACAGAGGCATATTTGAAGCATCAATGAGAGGTACATGTAATGCTTAAGCATCTTGATATAAATTTAGAAGGTCGTGACTTCGTATGCGGTGACATACACGGATGTTTTAGTAAACTCCAAAAGGAGCTTGATGCAATCGGTTTTGATGAGAGTAAAGATCGCCTGTTCTCTGTAGGAGACTTGGTTGATCGGGGTCCTGAATCAATTGATTTCTCAGATTGGCTTCGTAAGCCCTGGTTTCATGCTGTAAGGGGTAATCACGAGGTGTTGGCAATTGAAGCTGTAAAGAATGGACCCAACAGTAATGAGTCAGGTTTGCACTACATCAACGGTGGTGTGTGGTTATGTGGACTGCCTACAGTTGAACAACAGTGTATTGCTATTGAGATGGAAGAATTACCACTAGCCATTGAAGTTGATACAAAATATGGTCTTGTAGGGATCATCCATGCAGAAAGTCCACACAATAATTGGTACATTGCACGAAAGATGCTCTCAGATCCATCAGAGCACACCAAAGCTGTTGCATTGTGGGCACGAACCAAGATTAACAGTGGTGATGAAACAGAAATCAAAGGATTGCACAAACTTTTCGTTGGACACACGCCTGACAATGAGGTAAGGTGCTTGGGTAATGTGATCTATACAGACACTGGCGCTTGCTTCAAAGGTGGCAAACTGACTATTTTGCAAATTAACTGAGAAGGAAATTAACAATGTTTAATTGGCTAAAAGACTGGCTAAATCCAACACCATACAATTCAACCACCACGTTTGAATGTAATGCACCAATGCCTAAAGTAAAACCACCTAGGGTTGAAGCTGTTTCGGAACCCGTATTGGCAATCCTACGATCTATGCACGAAAGAAGCAAGGATTGGAAAATACGTCAAACTAAACTAGATAATAATTTAGATCTTATTTATGAAATTGTTGATAAGAAGAGTGGATTCCACTTTGAGATAACGAGTAGTATCTACGACATCTTAGATATTTCTATTAAACACCAAACCTTGGAATGGATGACATGGAAAGAACAAGTAGCTATCGTCAACAGTTGCCGTGATCTTTACCTTAAAAGAATTTCAAGGCTACAAGCAATTCAATCGGTAACAGAGAAAAAGAAAACTGATAAAGTACGAAACTACTGGAAGGAGAAATACCAATGTTGAAGACCCGGATTATTTCAGGTAAACAAAGCTTCTACGATTCAGTGACAGGGCAGACACTTACGAATATTAAAAGCGTAAGTTTTGTTGGGGTTGAGGCAACTGTTGTGACTATCGTCTACAAGGATAAAGTCCCCTACGTTTTCGTCCCCCAGCGAAACATGAAGCTCTATAAGCTTGAAGATGTGGTTGGAAAAATGGAATATCAATTGGAGGTAGTGGCATGACTGACCTTCCAGAATTCTACCTTGAACAGATTGAGAAAGCTCTACGTGGGGATTTACGTTTCAAATACCTTATCGAAGAAGATGCACAGACCACCATCTGGAATCTTCTTACGATGCTTGACAAGAATTGCTTGCACTATAGCTATCTTGAGAATAGCATGGAGTATAAATTGTGAAACGAGAAAAAGAATACTATGCAAATGTAATGTACGGTGAAGTGCATAACCATTATGGAATATTCTTTTGGCAAGAATGCTTGTTTTGCAGAAAAGAATTCAGACGAGAAGCTGGTTATAGATTTCTGATGCAATCAAGTTTTACGGGATTTGGAGCAAATGCATGGAGTTATTCTTGCTCTGCATGCTCAACTTCTAAAGAGGATGTCAATAAGAATGTGAAGGCGTTCTACACCAAACGTCCTAAAGCTCCGGCTGCACCACCTAAGAAGAGGTAGTAAATGCATATTATAGCTTTGATAGGTCTAGTTGGTTTTATATTATGTACCATTTTTCTTCTAAAAACAGGATATCAACTTGAATGGTTGTGGCTTAGTGGTACGGTATTTTTCTTAGTAATTTTCTGTACCTGTATAGTCATAGTTACTGTTGAGCAAAGACACACTCGTGAAAATGAATGCAAAGCCCGAGGTGATAATGTTTTAATTAAATCAGGTCGCAGCGATTACATTTGTATTAAAAAGGATGCTTTGGGATGAATAAATCAAACACAGAAGAAATCATAGCCATCTTGTGGTTTATCCTGGCTGCTGTTATTGTAGGGATACAGGGCTGGGGAGTGTTTTCAGTTATTGCTGTTTCTCTGGGTGGATTTAGTATCCTGTGCAGTATTTACCGAGGTGTGGAACAGCTGGCAAAGGAGGGAAACAAGTGAGTTACTATGTAAATATACGATGTAAGAATTGTAATAGGCTAGCAGAGAACTCAGGTCATGGTGTAGATGTTTATAACAGTATTCACAAACTTAGATTCTGCAATGAATGCGGTGAATACGCAGGCTGGAAAGACAGCATAGAAGAATGGACATCTACTGCGGTGTGGTGGAAACCCTGGACATGGCATAACGGATATTGGACAGAGAAATGAAAAATTACATATACGATTTTACAGCCCACCTGTACGTTGTTGCAAGACTTGTAGACAAACCTCTGATAATGAAAACTGTATCAGAAGAGTGGGATTGGTGGGTAAAGGAGCATGGTATTGACCTTAACACTAAAACTTGGCAAGAATATACTGACGCAGTTTTCTTTTGTAAAGGATTGATTGAGGATTATCCTAAATGATCCTACAATTTAAAAGACCTTGCACCATCAGCACAATATCTGTAGAATTGCAGACAGATGTTCTTGAGGATGGAAGTGTTTGGTATAGGATGACAGATATTAAAACTGGTGAGTGGATGGATTGGGAGTCTTTTGCCAATAACTGCCAAATAGTGTAAGGTTAAGTATTTAGGAGAGAAGTGATGGGTAAGAGAATTGGTTTAGACATCATAAAGCTTGATAACGAAACAATTTGGAGAGTACCAACAGACGACGACCTTCAGTGGCGCCTTACTTATGCGCCTGATACCATTACAAATACTGAGAAGATGATATTGGCCAGTTTGATGGATAGTTACAAATATCTTGTTTTTGAATGTACACAACGTCATCGAAATTCTGTTTGTGAAGAAATTAAGAGTATTTTAAATGAAACCTAATGGTTGCAACGAAGATGGCTGGGACTTGTTTGAAGAGTCTACACTTAAGGAGTTTGAGGAATATGCGTGCAGGCAAGGATATGATTTAACTAAAGACGCAGAGCTAACGCTCTTATATGCACAAGAGCGTACAGAGGATGCTTGGAGAATGTTTTATGCGGGGCATGTTAGTGGGAGGGGGGTTGGACAGTATGACTAAGAAAGAGATTAGTAAAGCAATACGTGAGCTTGATAGACAACAACGAGAAGAAATATCAATCCTTGCACGTCCTGTCGAAGAAAAATATTGGGCACTTAAACAAGCCATAAAAGATCAGTGTGAGCATGCGTATAGGAGGGACATGGATGCTGGTGTTTGTCCTTGGGACGAGCATTGGTATTGTTCGATATGCCATAAGCGTGAATACCGTTGCAATGAGGATATTAAATTAGCTTATATGGATTCACATCCAGAATTATTTGAGGGTTAACTGATGGGCTATTTTACAATGTGTTTAGAGAAAGAAAAGAGTGTAGAAGGTCAGCTAAAATCAGCACTGGATAATATAGAACTTTGGGAACAAGCTGATTTTGGTTGTGAGTATCTTATAAGCGGCTTTGTTAAAGGTCAGATTAACGATGCTCTAGAAGCTTTAGATAAGGGGCGTTTGTTTAAGCAAGTCAATGATGAGGATTCACACAATGAGTAACTGGACACCAAGACCTGCACTTACAGAGAATGAGCTTAAAAATCTTATATCTTCTGTTACTGATTATATTAAACCCACTACCCCTTGTGCACGTCATAAGGAGACTTTGTCTATGAGGTCTTTATATATTATGAAATATGGTGCAGAGGCTCTTAAAGAGGATTATGAAAAGGTGCAAGCTGTGTTAAGGAGTTATAATGAAAGTAAAAACAATCGAGGATAAGCATGAGGGAACACTTGTAATAGATACAAACACTGGTGAAATTCTTTACCAGAAGAAGCCCAAGAAAGTGAAGCTTGGTAGCTTTGATAAGTATGTAGGTGTTGATGTTAAGTTTGCATCTGATTGCATAACAAAAGACAGTCTTATAGAATCACTATCTGTGGTTGATGGGTATGTAAAAAGTAAAGACAGTTTGTACCTTACATCTCACAACTTACTAGATGCTTTGAATCAAGAGCTATTAAGCCCTCTTGAAATCAAGTTTATGACTTACGTCATCAACAACCTTACAGGGTGGAACATCTATATTGGTACAGTTAAGGATTTACTCAAGTGCGGGGTGTCTGAAGGTAATCTGTCAAGGCTGATAAAAGGTTTGACACCAAATGTACTGAGGGTGACACACAGGAACAAACCAGACAGAGGTGACATAGTAATAGAAATATCACCAATATACGGCTGGAAAGGTGATGTAAGGTATAGAGATTCAAGGATCAATAGCTGGTACAGTGTATGTTCTGATGTGGCTGAATAGACGAACTCTTCACCCATGACGTTTTCATATACCTCTAAGCCTTATAAACCCTACACCTTGAAATCTTACTACTTATTATATAACCAACATAGAAATATCTATAAGGAGAAATATTGAAAAGAGATATGAAAGCTACATTAACCGTGCCTGAATACTACAGAAAACTTGGAAATGAAATCCTCACACTGGACACTATAACAACTAAAGATTGGACTGAAGATTATCGAAAGATGCTTCGTGATGAGCATTATTGGTATGCAGACAAGGTTGAAAAAGAAGAACAGGAATCATTGACTTGGTATAAAAGACGTAACTACAAGAAAGGTAAGAGGTAATTCCTTACGGGATAAAATATCCAAACCCCCCTCTCAGAAGACACTTAGCTTGCATTAGTAAGTGTCTATTTTTATGTCCAAAATATCTGTAAGCCTTATTCTGCAAGGTGTCCAGTGTCTGTGAATTCCTGTCGCTATAGCTGAAGTGTTTAACGACTTAAGGATGTAGCACGCCAGTACCCCTAGAACGGTTAAAATATTAGCAAATTCTATTGGTCACCCTCTTCTAGTAGACTATCTCTACCACCTAATACACTAGCAAAGATCATACCAATAAGATCATCCTGGCCTAACCACTTGTCCAATTAAATAAAACACTTGACATTATGAGAACAGTACCTCACAGGATAACAATTTAACATAATGGGTGTTATGCGAACTGTATAGAAGGCATCGAGCATACTGTACCGATCTTGTCAATCTATCTATTTCACACTGTCTACACACACCTTCCTTAACACACTATAGGCCACATGTAAAGACTGTGATAATTGTTATAGAATACTTTGATTAATTGTAATTGGCTGGTAGATTGTGGCTATATGAGTTGACAAAGTGGTGATTAGATGCGTGTTTAATGAAAAATTTAGTGGTTGCTGCGGTAAGGCTGTCCGTGCTTAACTACTCACGTAGTCTCGCCCGTCCCTTGAGAGGTGTTTATTGGTCACTTATAGGACCTAATAAGATAGCTAAAAGGCTTGAGAAATAAGGTTTTGAAGGGGATTTGACAGTATCAAACAAAGAAATACTTTAGAAAGGTTATATTAATCTTGTTAATGACTAAGCCCCGCAATGCGGGGCTGTATAATAAACCTGCTAATCAGAACTTCCAGTTAGCTACACACCAGACCAGTACAGGGTGAGTATTCTTCATGATACCTGTGGCTTGTTTGGCCTTGCTTATGAACTCTTTCTTGTTAGAAGAATCACGTTTAGCCTGCATCAGAGCTGCACGCATGTGTTTGTTGGCTGTATCCCAAGCATTCGTGTTACCACGTTCAAGGATACTCTGAGCAATGTCTTTAAAGGTTTCTAAAGCTTCATTGCTCACACCTTTCTGACTAGAAGCTGCGTAACTCATCATATCCATCTCACTTCTCCTAAAGGCTGAATGCCTTTCATGTATTAACTATAGCACAGAAATCCAAGCATGCAAGGGAAATTTTAAAGATTTTTAGCTTCATGTTCTTCCTGAGTTTTTCTATAGATTTCCTTTAGTCGTTGTATGTTCTTCCAAGCCTTTAGCCAATCGTAATAGCTTTCCTCTATCGTATTACCTGACATGCAAGTGTCATCACCATCACATTCATACCAAGTTAAGAACTTGCGAATTCTAGGCTTCACTTCCATACTTTAAGATTCCTAAAGAATAGTAGCCACAGAACTGTCAAGATTAATATAACGCCAGCACCAAACCCGCAGATAAAAGTAATCATAATTTAGCCTCAGTATTTTCAATGAACATTTTAATCTCATCTACACCACCTGTACCACAACATTTCAAGACGTGCAATAACCACTCTTTTTGTACAGATTTTTTATTGATGTTATCAAATGCCCAGCTTAAGTAAGCATCTTGCTTCATTGGGTCGAATGTCTGAAGACAAGCAAGCCATCCTTGCCACTTAAGATTAAATTCTCCAATTGACCCATCTGAATATTTAAAACGATAATCTCGGTGTTCATAGTAGCACTGTAGATCATCAGACCAAATAAACCCATCTGGTTTCTGGAAGAACTTCTCAAAGTCTACCTTACTCACTCATCTTCCTCTTCTTGTCTGCTATTTTCATAGTCACTAAATTCACACAATAAATTCCAATACACATTAAAGCTTACGTATTGTCCAAACTCTGTGCTAATACGTTGTACATCAGCACTACTCATTTAATATCCTCCAATTGATCAAGCTAACGTTGTGTACTACTGCAGATAACGTTACTCAGTTAGGAGTATTAATCACATAACAATCACTTTCCTTGTACCCTTTGAAGCTCATGTATGCCTGTTCTTCCTTAGCACATTGTTCGTACACTTGACTAAGTTCTTCTTGACACTAGATGTAGTAAGACTTTGAGTCAATTTACACCCGATATGGGATAGGTGGTGGGAGGGTATCTATATGTAGTGTTATAGATACAAAAAGCCACTAGATCTAGTGGCTTATAATTTCTGCTAACTTATTAGATCTGTACACTCATCAGGAGTCACTTCTTT